AAGGTAAAGAGAGCCACCCACGCTTAAGCCTTCTGGCAGTTCGGTGATGCCAGTGCCGTGAAGGTAAAGAGAGCCACCCACGCTTAAGCCTTCTGGCAGTTCGGTGATGCCCGTGCCTTCAAGGTCAAGAGAGCCACCCACGCTTAAGCCTTCTGGCAGTTCGGTGATGCCAGTGCCTTCAAGGTCAAGAGAGCCACCCACGCTTAAGCCTTTGAGCAACTGCCCATGTTTCAAGCCTAATTCTTCACACAGTATTTTTTGATTTTCGATATTCATATAAACCTCGTTTAAAAGAGCTGCGCCCGCGGGCGCTTGGCTCAGGTCGGAGTTAAAATTAAGCGGCTAGGGCTTTGTTTAGGCGCTGCTCTAAATCTTTTATAAGAACGTCCTGATCTTCGATATGACATTCAGCTGCGTCTAGCTGGTTACAAATACGGTCTAGCTCGTCGCTGTTTGCGCGGTCTGCATCGCTTGGCCATACATCAAGTGGTGTGTAGCCTGTAGGGGCGCTAATGCTTTCAAGCACTGGCGATTTGAACGACTCACCTAATAGCGGTTCGTTTTGTCCTAGCATGCGGTTAACGTCGGTTAGCGCTTCATGCTCTTGTTGCTCAACCGGTGCTTGCTCAACTTCAATAGCTTGATGCTCTGCGTTGCGCTGTGCGTTTAAGTCGGCTTGCGCTGCTTGTAGTTGTGCATCAATTTCGGCTTGTGCGTTAGCTTGGCGTTGTTGCTCAAGCTCTGCCTGCTCTTGTTCGTATTGGGCTATACGGCCATTTATTAGGTGCGTAAACTGCTCTTTATCTGCAAGCAAGTGTTGCTGTATATCGTTAAATAAAAACTGATAATTATGCGCAAGCTCATTAAGCGTGCTTATATTCATTCGCATGTGCTGAGCGGTAGATGAAAGGTTTATTTTTTCATTGGCTACCGCTGTATCTATGGCGTTGCTGATTGACTCTAGCGTGCGCTTGCCTTTTATTTCGCTTTTAAGGTCAAGTGTTGATGGTGGCAGTTTGAACGGCGCAAGCTCTGCGTTAAGCTCATTAATATGCGACGCAAGCGACGCAGAGCCCTCTGCTATGGCATCGGCTTTAAGCTCTTCTTTTCGGCTTTTGACTTGTTTGTCAGTGGCTAATCGCGCTTGACGCAACTGCTCTTTTATAAAGTTTAAATCCTTAACAAATGCGTCAATATCCTGCACCTCACCAAGAACGGCACTGGACATAGCTTCTAGCTTTGTTTCAGCATTTTTAAATACTTTCACCATGCTTTCAGCGTTTGCAAAGTCTTGATCTGATTCAAGTCTCTTTTGTGATTGCTCAACTAGGCTTTCGGCTGCGGCTTTGTATTCGCTTAGATTGCTAGTGAGTGTTAAGCCGTTCATTTTGTATGCTATTGCAGGCAGCTCACGTATTGGTTGCGCTTCAACCTTTTGCTTTTCCTCTTCTTCAACGTAGTTGCTTAAATCATTTGCAAATTGATGCCACCCAGCAATTACTTTTTCACGGCGCTCCGGCACTGACTCATACCAGCAATGCAACGCTGTTTCTTCTGTGCCTTGAGAAGCCATAAATAAAGTGCGCTCTGCGCCTGAGACTAATAATTGATGCTCAAGCTGAGGCCAGTATTCATCTGGCATTTCATTGTTAGGTATTGCATCGCTTAGCAGTTTATTAAGCGTTTTATGTTCCCATGCCTGATCCTCAAGCATGGTGATGCCATCGAATGATGCTAAGAGTGGTAAACCGTCAATTTCTTGCGAACCTGTTGCTGGAAAAAGCTCGTCACTAACAATACTTTCGGCAATAGGGCGTGCCATTGCTTCATACTCATGGCCCGCTGCAAAGATCTTTTCCTGCTGTGCTGTCACTTCTGGCACTTCACCGGTGGCCTTTTCTTTTAACAATTGGTTGCGGCTTTTGTATTTACTAAGCCCTAGCATTGCGGTTGCTTCGCTTGCCGTAAAATGTGCACTGCGCACTTTATGCCACTCTGCTGAACCTTGTACTAAGTTTAAAATTCTCATTATGCTGCTCCTTTCACTTGCACTGAGTGAATAGTGTTGATTTGCTCTTCGGTTAGTTTTGCTTTTGATTGAACCTTGCCGATAACTTGATCTGCGCTCATTTTTCCTGACTCAATGGCTTGCTCCCACTTAGGAAAGTTCGCGTTAAAATGCTCGCTAGGGTAGTAATCTAGTTGCGCTGGCTTATTGGCTGGGTTTACTTCTTTTTCAGTCACGATTGCGCCGGAGTCTTTAAAGCGCTCAGCTTCATCTGGATCAATAATTCCTGAAATGCCAAACGCATAACGGCCCGCTTGAATGGTTGCTTTATGGCGCAGCATGCGGGCAGGCCACTGTTTCCAAGTATCGGTAGTGCGTTTGCACTCTTCCATGTACTCGGTCACCTCAATAGGGTGCTGGCAATTCTTTTTAAATATGCGGCACGTAACAGCAATAAGATTTGCGCCGTCTCTAATGTCGTTAAACACCATGCCGTCAAAATCGTGATGGCTATTTATGATGCGCAACCAACCATCTATAGAAACAATTGGCTGTATCCCTCCTCCTTTAGCTGGAAAGGCGTAAATTTCTTTAACAAGTGGGTTAAGGCTATATTCGTTAGCCACCGCAATGAACGATGCAAATTGCTCTCGCGTTACTGGCTTTCCAGAAGGCATAACCGTGTTTAATATTACGTTTTCAACTTCTTGCTCATCCATTGATAAGCGAGTTGCTAACTGCGTTAATGCTTTACTCATAATTCAACTCCGATTGATGGTTTTAGGTAGCGTCTTAGCTCGCTAATTTGATATTTTGGCCAAATAGCTTGTCTTGCTTTTTGTAGTGAAGAACTTGATCGAGTGTGTGTTTAAGTTGCGCTTCTGCGTCATCGTCAGTTAGCGTGATCATGAATGATTCAGCTGATACGCCATTGATATACACATACACGTTAATAAACGGCTCTTGCGCGTTGGTGACTACGTTTACCGCAACATTCTCGCGGAAGTTGAATGATTCAATTGCCAGTGCTGCAACTAGCCCTTTTATTTCTAGTGTGACCGCTGGGTGTGTTTTAGTGTTTATAGTCATTTTATTTAGTCTACTTTTGGAAACTTTAGAATTAGTTTACACAAGGAAACATGAAAAGCAAATAAAAAGTTTCTAAAAGTGTACTTTTTATTTTTATTTAAGATGACAAAAGCGCTAGCCGTGCCTGTTTCAGCTTGATAAATATCTTGTAGCGTTTATTATTTAGGTTGGAAATAAATCAGAAAAGGGATGCAATTATGTTTTTAAAATCGTTAACGGTAGTGGTGTCGATAGCGTTTACAGCTGCGGTTTCAGCTCAATGTACAACTGTGGGCGATACAACTTACTGCTATGACTATGATAGCGGCAATAGTTATTCTACGTCCGATTATGGAACGTCATCAGTTACTAGTGGCTACAATAGCAATACAGGTACAGTGTGGGGGAGTAGCACGTTTAGAAGCGGCAATACAAGCCAAACACTTGGCTCTAGTAGCAAAGGTGCTTACTGGAACTCGAGCACTTACGATTTAGGTGATACTAGCCAGACATTAGGGTCTAGCAGTAATGGTAGCACGTGGAACAGCTTTACCGACTCTTCTGGCAATACGACGTATGACTCGTACGATGCAGAAACTGGAAAGGTTAAAACGGTTATTTGCGATTCGCTAGGAAACTGTTATTAAAAACATTAAAAGTTTATCGTGGCTTGTTAAATGCAAGCTTGACTTAAGCCGCCCACCACTAAATAATATTAGCTTAACAGTTAATTGAATGCGCTCAGTGGCCTGTTAAAAAACACCAAGCTTGCAAGGCTTGGTTGGAACGCTAGGGATGCCACTCAGCTTTAGATTTAAACTGAGCCCTTCAAGCTTCCTAAACCTTACTACCGATAGCCGCAAACCTATCAGTAGTTTCAAGATAGCCCCGAAAGGGGCTTTTTTGATTGTTTACTTAAAAACCGGGCAAATTTAAATAATATTATTTTTCGATTGGCTCTATTAAGAATTTCCCTAACGGAGTAAGTTCAGCGTCCTTACCTTCTGGTAAAACTCCCTTCCTATTATCCCACGAAGTTTTAGTAAATAATTCCAATGGCGTAAAGGCTGACATCGGCGCCATTTTAATCATTTCTTGATTAGCCTCTTTAAAGGTCTCTTTAAATTTATGCGCTTTCTCTAGATCAGTGCCTTTAAAGCTCGAATGTGCCGAGAGAAACTGACAGTAAAGTGTCTCTTCTTTTCCTAAATTGAATTCAACTTCAGCTAAAGATTGCGAGAAAACCTTTTTCTCTTCTGCCCATGAGTTATAATATCCAGTCTCCTGTTGAATATATTTTCCCATCTCGCAGTCTATACGAGCCCGGCGATAGGATGTAATGCCTACATACTCCTTAGGGGTAATAATTCTTGAGTGAGTATCGATAAAAATGACATTTCCAAACATTCTTAATGAGGAAAGATCAATCATGTCAATTTTTTCTTGGGAAACCCCGGTCACAGCAAGCTCCATATTAAGCGGCTGCCCTAACAGGTGCATTCTATAGGCATCAGCATCTTCAGCGTGTGACGCAGAGCAAAAAAAACATGACGAAATTATTGCCAATAGACTTTTCATATGCACATTTACCATAAGAAGGTTCCTTTTAAAAATCTTGTATTACCTGTTTTACTACGCCAATAATTGTACAGTTTCCGTTTATTGACATGGTTGGATAGCTATTATTAAACGGTTTTAGGTATTTAGTTCCGCCGTCTATAACTAGCTGCTTTAGTGTGGCTTCGTCATTCTCTTCTAATCGTGCTACAACCACTTTGCCATGCTCTGCCTGCATATTTGGATCGACTATTATTACAGAGCCTTCGGGGATTGATTTGCCGCCCGTAAAGCTGGTCATACTGTCGCCTTTTACTCGGAGTGCAAATGATTCATCGCTCACGTTAGCGGTATGCTGATAAAATGTGGTGTCGGTTTGGCGCAAGCTTTCCATATCTATTTCTTTCCATTTACCCGCTTGCACCCAAGATATTAACGGTGCTTGCCCTCTCAGGTCAGGCCCTAACTCTAGTTCAATATTTTTATCTGGTGAGCCTTTGCCCTCCATTAACCATGCTAAGTTACAGCGTAAAAGCTTAGCCAATTTGACAGCGTTCGCACCGCCTGGCTCAGTTAACCCATTTATCCATTTGCTTGCAGTACTTTTAGAAATTCCAATCCTTCGCACCATATCTGCCGGCTTAATTCCGGACTTTTCCATTTGTAATGCTAAACGTTGCTCAAAAGACATAGAACACACCATAAGTTTATATAGGGAAACATTGTATTATTTAATTGGTTTCCATAGGTTGACATATTTAAGGGTTTGCTAGTACACTTTTGGAAACCTTTTAAGGAGTCGTTATGAGAACTGTTAACGCTATTAAATTCTATGGAAGCAGGAAAGAGCTAGGTGAAGCCTTTCGATTTCCAGTCAACAAATCGACCATTAGTAAGTGGGCTTCGATAGGTCACTTACCTTACGCCCGTGCGCTAGAGCTTGAAATGGAAACTAAAGGGAAATTGAAAGTTGATTACTCTTATTACCCCTCGGAACAACCCAAATCAGCAGCATAGGAGATACTTTAAATGTTTTTATCTAAGAAGAGTACGAGAAACGGAAAGCCAAGCGCTCGCTGCCCACTTGAAGCCGCCGCCAGTATTGCGAGCGACTTTAATGTATCTGATATAGCGCGCGCCATGGCTAAGTCGCCAACCACACTTAGCAACAAGCTTAATACGAACATTGATTCGCATGTATTAACACTGCAAGAGGCTATTGCCATTCAGCATATCACTGAGGATAGCCGCATTTTAAATGCCTGGGCTTATAGCGAAGGTAAAACAGTGATTGATTTACCGGATGTGGGCTTATCTGACGATGAATTGGCTGATCAGGTTTTGCACTTGCAAGAAACGGCCGGTGATTTTGCCAAATCAGTAAGACTTGCCAGAGCGGACGGGATTATCACGCAAACTGAATTTGACGGTATTCAAAAGCGCGCATTAGAAACCATAGTCGCTGTTTTGCATATTACAGCAGAGCTTGAGCAAATGGTTAGGCCTGATCCTAATGAACCGGCTGTTGTTAATCCTGCATCGTTAAAGGTGGCGTGATATGAGCGGCGAACTTTTAAATTACATCAATGAGGACACTCCGCCACCTTGGTTACATTTAGTTGATGAGCCCATTTTCATGACAGAGCTTAAATGGGATCAGTTTTCTGAATCAAAAATGGCGGAATTTAGAGATCTCTTTTGCGAGTCCGGCAAAGTGCGCCCTGATCGTCTTATCTATTGGGATTTCATACCCACAGGGGCAAATGTACACCGATTGGTCATGAAACCAACTCGGCGGTTTATTGAATTTTGCTTTGCACACAGGGCAGAGCACGGGCGGTAGGTGTTCGTTGTTTGACATGTTTAGTCCTTTTGTTTGTTGGTTTAGTAATTCGCACTTGCATGCTAGCAGACAAAAGGGCGCTTTTTAATCAGTTTTAATTTTAGGTTTTGTTTATGGATACAGCAGATAGTGCACAAATAGAAATAGAGCAAAACGAGTCCCGTTTAATAGCAAATTTAAAGCAACAAGACGTTGAGCCTACAGACGATTGCATTGAATGCGGTAACGAAATACCAGAAGAACGCCGCAAGGCAGTGAATACCAATTTATGTATTGGTTGTGCAGAAATGCAAGAAATCAAACGAAAGCAGTTTAGGCGTTAATTAATATCGTTCAAAGCGTGTTTTTAACCTTTTATACCCGTAGTAGCAGTTTACTAAAAAGTTTAATGGGATGAATAGCGATGCAGCATAAACAAGAAACACTAGCTCGGTATTGGCAGATATAGATGCAGCTTTTATGTGGGCGCCATAGATGGCAGCAGGCGTTAAAAACAGCAGTATGCAGGAGTTTTCAAACATGACAGCGAGCTTGAATTTTTTATGGCGTATCAACTTGAAGTATTGGGTTCTTATTTTTCTTGTTATGGGGTTTTTTAGTTTAAGCCTAGAAAACCAGCGCATTAGAGAAGCCCTTTATTTTATTGAATTTCTATACGCGTTTTTAATGTTTACGCTCAATTTTCTAGAAAAAAGAATTAAGGCGCGAGTTACAGCAAAGGCTGATGTAACTCGCAGGTAAAACAAAACCCGCATCAGCTTAGGAGGCACGATAGCGGGTTTCAATTCAACGAGGTAATTATGACCAATTTAGCAGAAGTTTACAAGTTCCCTGATAACCGAGGGGACGATATTAATCAACATAGCGCAGGTGGTTATGTGAAAGCAGATATTGAGCAAGGCTACGACAGGCTCGCGCAAAAGCTAACCGATACACTTGCTAACCCGCCAGTAAAGCTAAGCGCACGCGAGTATCAAATTGTATTTGCTGTTATGAGTAAAACATACCGTTGGCACAAACGCACTGATTGGATAAACAACGTTCAGTTAAGTGAGCTAACCGGTATATCGCAATCTCATATTAGTGAAATTAAAAACACACTTGTAGAAAAAGGCGTTTTATTTTTTGAGGGGCGCAACATTGGGATAAACCCTGTTGTATCTGATTGGGGTAAAACTTACCCAAAAACGGGTAAAAATAAACTTACCCAAAAACGGGTAAAAACTTACCCAAAAACGGGTAACGACTTACCCGAAAACGGGGAAAAACTTACCCAAAAACGGGTAACACAAAAGAAAGAAACTATTACAAAAGAAAGAACTAAAAAAATAAACAAAAAAAGCTTGCTTGAGACTTTAGATTTTTCTACATGGCCTGCATTGCCAAACCAACAAATATTTGATGATTGGATAGCCATGCGTAAAACCAAAAAAGCGAGCGTTAGCCAAACTGTGATAAACGCATTTGGAACACAGTTGCAAATTGCCTACGAGAACGGGGTTAGCGTTGATGATTGTTTGACTGAGTGCATAACGCGAAATTGGCAAGGCTTTAAATATTCTTGGATAGCTAACGCAAACCAAAGCCAGTACTCAGGTATGGCGCAACGCCAATCAAACAACGTAGGCGATCAGCTTGCTTACTTGCAAGACTCACTTGCGCATATTCCAACTCCACACGATGACGAGGCGCTTTAGATATGAACGTTTTATCTCTTTTTGATGGTATGTCATGCGGGCGCATAGCTTTAGAACGTGCAGGCATACAGGTCAACCAATACTACGCTAGTGAGCTTGATAAGTACGCGATTAAAGTTACACAGGCTAATTGGCCTGAAACAATCCAACTCGGTGATGTAACTAAGTGGCAAGAGTGGGATATAGATTGGTCAAGCATAGACTTACTAATAGGCGGCTCACCATGCCAAGGCTTTAGTTTTGCTGGAAAGCAACTGGCTTTTGACGATCCGCGCTCAAAGCTTTTCTTTGTTTACAGCGATATTTTAACGCACATCGACGCTGAGCGTGACAAAGCAGGTAAGAAAGAAGTTAAGTTTTTACTAGAAAACGTAAAAATGAAAAAAGAATACTTAGAGATAATTAGCGATCACTTAGGTGTAAAACCTGTATTTATCAACTCAGCGCTTGTCAGCGCACAAAACCGCCAGCGTTATTACTGGGCTAATTGGGATTTTGAGCAGCCAGAAGATAAAGGCTTGGTGCTTGCTGGTGTTTTGGAAGCAGATTTTGTTGATAGAGATAAAAGCCATTGCTTAGATGCCAATTATTACAAGGGTGGAAACTTAAAAAGCTACTTTGAAAAGAGCAGAAGGCAACTTGTATTCAAGATGGTAGTTTTCAATCATAGAGTTAAAGGCGTAACCCAAGACGAAAGAGGCTACCGATTCAATAAAGGTGACAAAGCAAAAAGCGGTATAAGTGAGCTAGGCAGAATATTAAAGCCTACAGCGAACTATACAGATGCCTTGACCACATCGCATATGCCAAAGGTCGCGCTAAATGATGATGTTAACAAGCTTAAATATCGCAAGCTTACACCCATCGAATGCGAGCGACTTCAAACAGTACCCGACAATTACACTAATCACGTAAGCAACACTCAGCGATACAAAATGCTAGGTAATGGCTGGACAGTTGATGTTATAGCGCACATTTTCACACCGCTAGCTTCTTCAATTAACTTAGAGAGGGCAGCGTAATGAACAATCAATTATCAACACTTCACCAAGACAACAAGCCACAAGCCAATAGCGTGCTTGTAAAAATCATTGGCGGCGAAGTATTGCCAGCGCTTAAAGCTTACTACCCAAACAGCGATTTCAATTGGCGCGGCAACCTGGCGTTATTTGCAAACGAATACGCGGGCCAGTTATACGGCATGGGCATTGTGGCTAAGCATGTTCGCATGGCACTTGAAGCAGCACGCATACGATCAGCCACCGAACGACACGCACCAAACCCCATTGAGTTCAAAATTTTATGCCTGCAGGCACGCGGTATGCCAACGCTTGAACGCTGTATGCAAGAAATTAACGAGCAGCGCATTAAAAACTACGGCAAAGATAAAGAATGGTCAGATCCTTTGATTTATTGGCTTAACCAGCAAATAGCCGCAGCACGCGCAACACTGGCGGATAACGCATGGCAAAAAATGGCAAAAGACCGCTACACAAATCTTGCTGATAAATACGGCAAGGGCGAGCTAGAACCTATACCGCTCAAAATCGAGTTTAACGAGCCGCCGGCTTACTTGAAGTACGTAGGTTAAGCCATGGCTAAATCATACGAGCAAGATCAAAAAGAGTTTATTCGCGCACTAAAAGAAATTTTAGGGAGTGATTACCAAAACGCGTTAGTCGCTGCAAAAGCAGCAAAAGCCGCAGCGCTGAAAGGAATTAAAACGCCTACACCCAAGCAAATGGGCTTTGCAACAGCAGAGGCTAACCGCGCAATGGCAAGAGCGGCCAAAGAGCATGGCATTGATAGCGTACCGCAGTACATTAAGGACCAAAAAGAAGCGGCTAAGAACAAACATGCAAACCGTAATAAGGCGCATAGCCAAAACAGGCAAGCGGCTAATCGTATGCAAAACATTAAAGCGAACCCTGGTAACTTCACATCAAACAAGGTGCCGGCAAATCAAGGTTACTCACTTAACGAGCAGCTAGAAAAAACATATCAAAACGCAAGAAAAACAGCTTAGGAGCTAATTATGACTACTAAAAAAAGCACACTTACTCAGTTATCACCAGTTGGCGAAGTTTTTTGTGATGGCTTTATCTCAAATTCAAAGGCGCAGGCATCAAAGGCAATTCAGGACGGCGCAGCGGTAAACCATGACGCAGCATTTGCCAACTTAACTAAGTCCGCCGCTGTATTAGCTGAGAAAAATTGCCTAGACCGCCAGGTGCGTGACGCACTTATATCAATAGGCGCTCACATTTTAGTGCAAGCGCAAAAAGAAGCGGTAGCGGCTCAAGATGAAAAGGTTGAGCCAGCTAAAAAAGCAGATAAGGCCGCGTAATGGCAAAGAAAGTAGTAACCACTACTAACGCCCAATACCTAATGCCCCAAATAGGGCAGGCGGTAAGGGCGCTTTTAAAGCAAGGCAAAAACGTTGTCATTGAGTTTAAAGAGCACAAAGCTGAGCGCTCTTTAGCTCAAAACCGTTTGCTTTGGCTGTGGAACCAGATAATTGCCAATCATTTTCGTGATCACTTTGGTCAAGAAAACAGCTCGCAAGATGTGCACGAAGTATTTGTGCGTAAGAAATTCGGCGTAGACGTTATTCAAGCTGGCAACGAGGAACCAATCATCGTGCGCAAGCGGACCCGCAAGCTAAACACAAAAGAGTTTTGCGAGTATCTAAATTGGTTAGAGCAATACTGCGCTGAGTATTTAGAGCTTTTACTGCCTCAGCCGGACGATCTTTATCACTTGGCTATGTATGGAGAGTCAAACAATGTCGCTCATTAGTAAAAAAATAAGAAATAGCGCACGCGGCCAGCAATGCCAAGTGCGTATACCTGGTGTATGCAACCATAACTCTGAAACAGTTGTGCTTGCGCACGTTGGCGGTGGTGCTGGTATGGGCCAGAAGTGTGACGATATACACGCGACTTACGCTTGTTCAGCATGCCACGACGTAATAGATAGACGCATACCTAACGGTGATCCTCGACTGATAAAACTTAGAGTGCTAGAGGGCATGGTTAGAACGCAAAAGCTTTTACTAGAGCAAGAATTGATAAAGGTGGCTAAATGAACGCGTTTTTTAAATTTGTTGGTACGTATCAAGGTTTCTTAGTTCTGGAAGATGTACGCTTGCCGGAGTTTATAGTTTCGCCGGCAAAGGAAGTAGAGCTAAAGCCATGGATGACACAAAGAGCTTACCCTAATCGAGTGCAAAAAAAATGGATTAGAAGGTATGGGCTGATTAAGAAAAGATGCGTACATGTATTTGGCGACAATATCCATGTACACCCATCGACAGCTAAAGCGCTTTTGCATGAGCTAAACGATAAGGGGGTATTGCTAAATGGTTAATTTAACTTTGCCCTACCCACCAACAGTTAACCACTATTGGAAATCATCTGTAAAGCGCGTAACTGGAAGCAAAAGTCGAGTGATAACGCGCGTAAGCGATGAAGGCAAGGCATTTGCTGAACAAGTGTTTTGGTTAGTACGCGAGCAAAAGGCCCATAAAAAGCTTAAAGCAGATTTAAAGCTAGTTATACACGTTTACGTGCCGGATAGACGTAGGCGTGACATTGATAACCTAAGCAAATCTTTGTTTGATGCAATGCAAAAAGCTGGTGTCTATGAAGATGATACGCAGATAAAAGACTTTCGCATGATTCATAGCGGGATAGTGAGGGGCGGCAAAGTCTTACTTAGCATCGAGGAAATATAATATGCAGCCAATTAAGCTACTGTCTAAGTTAACAACGAAAACACTAAACCTTACCGGCACTTTTGGCGGTAGTGGCCAAGACGTTATTGATTGGCGAACAGCAGCACATGCTTTAGCTGGTTTACCGCAGTGCCAAACTAATTGGGCTTACTTTCGCTATGTGGGTGAGGAAACAAGGCTTAATCGTGTTGTACGCTCGCTAACTATGCACGCAACGTTGTTTGTAAAAATACGCCAATACAAAATAAAGCCAGATACATTAAGCGGCTTGGTGATGGCAGCAGTACATGAGTTTGTTCAGCCGGTGTGTGGTGAATGCGATGGTAGTGGTTTAGCACCGGGGCAAAAGGCTACTAACTTAGAAGCTGATATATGCGTTAAGTGCCACGGACGAGGACGCAAGCCAATATCAAACCGCAGTCGATGTAAAATTATCGGTATCGGACATAAAAGCTATACCAGCGCACACGATGAAGTAACAAAGGAGTTGCTTAGGCTTATAGCTGAGTGGGAGCGCGATATATTTAAAAATATACACGTAAAAATGGGTGACGTAGCATGATAACAGCCGCCGAACTTGCAAACGCAACCACACGACTACCAGACCCCGAAACGTTTAGATATAACAGTATTCAAATAATGCTTCATAACGTGCTTGAGCCAACAGCAAGCGATAAGGGCAAAACCACTTACTTAGAGCAAAGCACTGTAACGTTTGTTAAGCGCAGTATATTCGGCGTTGATACGTGGATTGTAGAAAGCATGGATATAAACAACGCACACAGATAAGTATATTCAAAGCAAGAGCGAGATAAGCATGAATAAGATAACAATAAACGGCAATATTATGAGAGGTCGATAGCATGCTAATAAAGCCCAACAGGATACTAACAGAGATAATGATTAAGTATCCAATACTCATAGGCAAGTACCTAACGGAACATTAAAGAACAAAACGGAACAACACCGGAACAACACCGGAACAAAATAGCGCTCTTAATTAATTTAAGGGCGTTTTTTATTGTCTAAAGCAAAGTTTTAGCGGAACAACGCGGAACAAATGGCGGAACAATTGAAAATGTAAGTTGTTGATATTTAATTGATGTTCTGTTTTAGAGGAACAATTGAAGGGGAAATATAACGATTTGTCCTGTTTATCGAGTCAATGTTCCTTTTTGCGCTATAGAATTTGAGTCGCCAAGAGCAAAAATAAAACATCGCCTTGCAAACCCCCCAAGATTGATATATCTTTTCACATGTTGAAGAAATCCGCTTAGTTTATGACTGAGCGGATTTTTTTTGCTCTATGCTACTTGCTTTGCCCGGTTTAACAGCCGGGCTTTTTTATGCGCGAAACAAATTTATAGGTGGGTGTTATGACAAGCGATAAAGAAATGTGTAAAGACTTTGAAGATAGCGGCGCGGTGTTTCCAAAAGTAACACCTGAACGTATTGAAGATCTAATGAAGCAGGTTCGATACATTCCGTCATTAGTAGAGGGAACCACAACTACGCTTGTTGTTAGCGTCCTACCAATTGGCTTAACAGACTTTACTTTAGCCACTACCACAATGGCGTGCGTAGATAAGCGCAACTTTAATGCTGAAAAAGGTGTTAAATATTGCATTGAGAAATGCGAAAAAGAAACACGCAATAAACTGTGGGAGCTTGAGGGTTACGTTTTAGCACAATTCATTCAGGCTGGTCATTACAAGACTGACAATCAAAAAGACGACCAAAGCACAAGCTTTAAAGGCCGTTTAATTGTAGAGCTAAATGAGTTGCAAGTTAAAGTAAAGGCGCTTAGTAAGTTTGTTCTTAGTGAGCTATACGACAACTTACCTGAGATTGAGCGTAAAGCATTAAAAGAGCAGCTAGTACACATGCAGTCTTATGAAGTTGTCTTACGCGCTCGCGTATCAAGAAACTGTACATAGGGCTTTAAACTATGAAAGCAGGAAAGTTAATCGCACTTGGTTTGTCTGGTGTACTTGCTGCAGCTGGCGTAACAGTGGCAACGTTTGAAGGTAAAGAGCTAACAGGTTATTTAGATCCAGTTGGCATTGAAACGGCTTGCTATGGTCATACTAAAACAGCTATAGCGGGAAAAGCCTACACAGAAGATGAATGCTTAGGCTTGTTGGCTCAAGACTTGGACGAGCATAACAGCATGCTAATTGACGCTGTGAACGTAGAGCTAAGTCAAGGCGAGCACATTGCTTACTTGTCATTTCATTACAATGTTGGCACAGCCAATTTCCGCCGAAGCTCATTGTTACGTTATTTAAACGAAGGTCAACGCTTACGTGCATGTAATGAATTACCACGCTGGGTTTATGCGAAGGGCCGTAAACTTGTTGGCTTGGTTGTTCGCAGAGAGCAAGAACGTAAAATGTGCATAGAGGGCGTTAACAGTGCTAAAAATGATAACGACACTATTCAGCAGCATTGAAAGAGTATTGATACTCGCGTTATTACTCGCGCTAGCTTACGCAACGTACCAGCTTGCGCAATCAGAAAGTGATTTAAACGCAGCGCACACAACAATCAAAACAAAAGACGCTCAACTCGAAACGCTATCAATTCAAGCGGAACACCTATCGCAAAGCGTCAAGCTATCAGAGCAGCAGAACCAAAAACTAATGCGTGAACGTGATTCAATCTCACGCATCAACAGCGAATACGAGCGCAGAATAGAAATAATTACGTCTGAACTCGCAGTAACACAATTTGAAATCGACAGCTTGAGGGAGTCGCACAATGAAACTGTTAAAAAATGGGCTAATAACAGCATTCCTTGTGATGCTATCAGCTTGCTCAAGTACACAAGAACCGCAAACTGTAACTGAGATTATTGTTCAAACTCAGTACAAGTATGTTACGCCACCAAGCGAATATTTATCCCCTTGCGAAGTCAATCAAACAGTCATAGCAGACAATGCGGACTTGCTTAGCTATGCACAACTTTTAGAGGCATTAGTAGACCAATGCAATGAAAACATTAACCGAATCAAACAGTGGGCCAGTGAGAACAATGGATAAATCAACAACAGTGGCAAGTTACACCGCAAGTATTGGCACCGCTGCAGGCGGACTTTTATCGCTAAACACAATAGCGCTAATACTCGGCATAATTTTTACAGCCGCTACGTTTTTCATCAATTGGCGCAGTCAGAGCAAGCGATATACACTCGACTTGCAAAAAAGAGAGGAAGATGCTGAGTTTCATCGAGCCAGAATGGCAGAGCTTTTAAAAGATGATGAGCAAGCACTTAGTGAGCTCAAGGACTCTAACGGTGACAAGTAGTGTCAAAATGGGGCGATTTAAACGAGCTATTCCAAAAAGAGCATAGCGAAACAAAAATATCGTTGCGTGATTTTTGCGACAACAACAAATTAAACTACAGCACCGCGCGAAAGCATATAAGAACATCAAGAGCAGCACCGCGCAAAGTAGTAAAAGATGAAGGGCAAAAGCTCACAAGAGCGCCAAATTTTAGGCATGGCGGTTATTCAAAGTATTTTAAAGGCGATGTTAACGAACTTGTTGAAGCTACCACTTTAGAAGATGAACTTGATCTTTGTCGTGCACGCATTCACATGATTATGGAAGCTTTGCCAGGCATTCAAAATCTATTAGATGATCCTGACACTGACAATGACGCAAGAACACGGCTTTATGAGTCAATGTTCAAAGCTGAAAACGCACTTGATAGAAACATTACACGCGCAGAGTCGATAACTAAGACGCTATCAAGCATAGAAACAGACTCATTAGCACGTGGTAAGTTGATTGCTGAAACAGCACGCATAGCACAGCAAACAAAATCATTGGTTCACGCTACCAAGCGCGGCAAGCACCAGGCAGATATTGCAGAGCATGAAGCAGCTAAGGCACGCAAAGAGGCTGGCGGCACTAGTAAGCTTGATGATTTCATTGATAAACGCACAGGCGGTTTAGATACCGTGGTTAGTCAGTAATGCAGCCTAAGCTAGCTAAATACCCTAAAAGCACTTGGTTAACACCAGAAGAACGTTTTGAATTAGACGAAGTTGAGTTATTAGAGCGTTGCGAGCCATACCTTGATTGTTGGTGGTGGCGAATAAACAACTTATACATAATTGCTAACGAAAAGGGCCAAGAGGTTTTATTTCGTTGTCGTATAGCGCAAACAGTGCTGTTTATGACGATGTGGTTTTTAAACATCATATTAAAAGCGCGTCAATTGGGGTTTAGTACAGCAATACAGGTTTTCATCCTGGACCATGCAATGTTTAACGACAATAGGCAGTGCGGGGTAATCGCCCAGGGCAAAGACGAAGCCGGTGCAATATTTTCATCAAAGATATTATACCCCTATGAGCGTTTACCAAGTTGGTTAAAAACAGGTAAGCGCTCAGTAAAGAGTAAAACCGGCACTGGCATTAAGTTTAATAACGACTCATGGATTCGAGTTGCCGTTTCTTTCCGTTCGGGAACACTGCAGGTTTTGCATGTATCTGAATATGGCAAAATATGCGCTAACTACCCATTACGAGCAGACGAGGTTCAATCGGGCTCACTTAATGCGGTACATGAAGGCTCTTATATTTTTATAGAGTCAACAGCCGAAGGCGCAAGCGGTAATTTCTTTGATATGTCAGTCGATGCGATGGAGCTGTTAGCGTCAGGATTAATGCTTGGTCCGCAAGACTTTAAATTTCATTTTTATCCTTGGTTTGATGATCCTAAGTATGTGGCCCCAGTACCGCCAGGCGGCCTAAAACTTTCAAAGGAAAAGGCTAAATACTTTAAAGCGGTTGAAAAAGCTAATGGCGTAACGCTCACAGACGAGCAAATTAGCTGGTACATAGGTAAGGAACGCAACCAAAAAGGCAAGATGAAGCAGGAATATCCATCTACACCGATGGAGGCTTTCTTAACGTCGGGCCGCAAAGTATTTGATAGCGATGATTTAATGCGTGCCGAAGGGCGATGCGTTAAGCCATTAATTGTTTATGACATTGAGCCATACACCGGCAAGCTTAAAAAAATGAATGGTAAAGTTGATTTAAGCGCAAAGGGCGGCGATAAGTTGGCTCAGTCAACGCTTGGGTACCTGCTTATTTGGGAGTTACCCGACAATAACGAAGATTATGCGATCGGTGGCGATGTTGCAGAAGGACTTGAACATGGCGATCGCAGCTCATTAGATGTTGTTGCAAAGTCGGATGGACGACAAGTAGCGCACTGGTTTGGGCATATAGACCCTAAGCGCTTCGCTCACATTAATAAACATATCGGACTTATGTATAACAAGGCCTATATTGGCGTTGAGCGAAACAATCACGGTCATGCAACACTTCAAGAGCTTGTTGATATTTACCCAACGAGCCGGATTTACACGGAAGAACACATTGATCGTGAAGATACGGACGAAGAAACACGCAAGGTAGGCTGGCATACAAGCGCACAGTCAAAGCCAATTTTAACCAGCGGGCTAGACGAGCTACTTACTCACGATAAAGACGGCATTGTTTGGCGCGGCACAGTTAATGAGCTCAATACATTTGTTTACGACAAAAAAGGTCGGATGGGCGCACAGCCTGGCGGGTTTGATGATCAGGTAATGAGCTATGCAATTGCGCAAGAAATGCGAGTAAGAATGCCTAAGCGATTAATTAAAGACAATACACCAGCACCCCGCAACCCTAACTCTTGGATGGCACGATAACAAATGGCTGATCACGTAAAATCAAATAAAGACGGCTTTACGCTAGATAAGCTGTTAACGCTACTAGGCGACATAGATAGCCAACCGGATTGGCGCACGCCAGCAACTAAAGCATGCGCGTACTATGACGGCGACCAATTAAGCGAGGCAGTAAGAAAAGTATTGCGCGATCGCGGACAGCCCGAAATAGTGCATAACATGATCGGGCCTACGATTGACGGTGTGCTAGGACTTGAAGCACGCTCGCGCTCTGACCTAATGATTGTTGCTGATGATGAAAACGGTGATGATTTGGCTAAAGCATTAAATGAAAAGTTTAAAGATGCCTGGCGCTTGTCTCATGCTGATCGCGCTTGCTCAGATGCTTACGCTAGCCAACTAAAGGCAGGCATTGGCTGGGTAGAAGTTACGAAAAACCCTATCCCCTTTGCTGCGCCTTATCGTGTTAAGTTTATTCACCGCCGCGAAGTATGGTGGGATTGGAACGCACAAGAAGCTGATCGTAGTGATGCACGTTGGATGCTGCGTAAAAAATGGCTAGACCTGGACGAAGCCCTTGCAACTTTCCCTGAACACAAAGAAATTTTAAAGAACTCAGTTAATTTGTGGGAAGATTTTTACAATACGATTGATAAAGAACATGTAGATGATCATGCTCTTCACTCGGCATGGCACGATAGCCAAAGTTGGACACGCGGGCAAAGCGAATGGCTAGACCAAACTCGCAACCGTGTATTACTGCAAGTTATTTACTACAAAGTATGGAAACGCGCGCATGTTATTAAAATGAGCGATGGCCGTGTAATTGAATACGATAAAAACAATCAAATTCATCAAGCGGCAGTACAAAGCGGCAAGGTCACTCTTGAATACGCTGCGTTTCCTAATGTTCGTGAGGCTTGGTTTGTTGGTCCACACCGCATTATCGACAGGCCTAGTGAAGCGCCGGGCGGCATGTATAACTTAGTGCCTTTCATTGGCTACCAAAAAGATGCAAGCGGTGAACCTTATGGTTTAATCAGTCGCATGGTGCCAGCACAAGATGGTATTAATGCCCGCGTTATACGTCTTAACTACTTGTTGCAAGCACGAAGAGTAATAGCCGATGAAGATGCGACGCAGTTAAGCGATAAAAGACTAAAAGAAGAAATTGAAAAGCCGGACGGTTATATACCGTTGAATCCGGAGCGTAAAAACAAGCTAAAAGCCTCTGATGCGTTAAGCATTCAAAATGATGTAGGCATAGCAGCGCAGCAATTTAACCTCATGCAAAACGATATGAAGTTAATCCAGGACACAGCCGGCGTTTATAACTCAATGCTTGGGCAGGACAGTAACGCAACAAGTGGTGTCGCTATATCGAACTTGGTTGAGCAAGGCACAACAACACTTGCTGAATTAAATGATAACTTTCATTTCTCACGTAACAGAGTGGGCGACTTGCTACTTGCTTACATCATTGAAGAGTTAAAGCCGCAAAACAACGTACAAGTAACCGCCAATCGCGACGACAAAGCTAAGCGCAAGCAGATTGTACTTAATCAGCCTAATGAAGAAGGCAAACGCAATAACGATGTTGCACGCTGGAAAGGCCACTTGGCATTAGCACCTGTTAAAGCTACGCCAACGTACCGACAACAACAAGCAACGCTATTAAGTAATGTAATGGCACAAATACCGCCAGAAGCACAAGCAGCGACAATGCCTATGTTTGTTGAATTGATGGATCTGCCAAACAAAGAGGAATTTTTATCAACGCTTCGCCAGGCTTTAAACATACCTAAGCCGCAAGAAGATATGAGCGAAGAAGAACTTGCACAAGCAAAAGCCCAGGCTGAAAAAGCGCAGGCGATGGAGCAAATGCAAATGCAAGAAATTCAAGGCAATCTTGAAAGGCTAACCCTTGAGCGTGAACAGCTAAAAGCTAAAATTCTTGAGCTACAGAAGAAAACCGAAACAGAAGAAGTGAAAGACGACAAAGTAATAGCTGAAACTGAAAAGATTTTAAGTGAAGTACGCAGAAGCAACGCGGAAGTAGCCGCAATGAAATCTAACGTACAAGCAAACATTCAACAGCAACTAGACGCGATACAGGTGTAGCAATGAGCGAAACAAAAGAAGTTATTAACGTAGTGATTAGTGGTGATGATGGCGCGACAGTCCACATACGCGAAGTAATGGCCGAGTACCAATGCTTTAAAGTAGTTCAAGCAGCTGAGATTAAAGACGTAAAATCAATGGACGAGCAGCAAAACCTATCATTGATTATCGGCATACCGGGAACTGACATTGATTTGCCTTACATTGCTAGCCAGGCGCTAATAGCACGATACACGCCAGTAGCCGGTGATTATATTGCGCTGTATGAAAATGACTATGTATCAATAAGCCCTAAGAAAGTATTTGAAGAAGGCTATAACAAAATTGAATTTGCTGATGTAGGTGGTGATAACGAACTTGGTATACCGCAAGAGCATATGGGCCAAGTTAATGCCATTGCAAAAATGTGTCACGAAGTTAATCGCGCTTACACTGCAGCAATACGAGAGCCATTAAAGCATTGGCATGAGCTGGAAGAACAAGACAAAAACATTGTTATTGAGCATGTAGCGTTTTTGATTATCAACGTTGATGCTGATGTGAAAGCATGGCATGACGCGTGGGTGTCTAAAATGATTGTGGCGGGCTGGAAGTATGACGCTAAACGCTCACTTAAAAACAAAACGCATGAACACTTAAAGCCTTTTCACCACCTACCTGAAAAACAACAAGTCAAAGATGCGCTATTTCATAGCGTGGTAAAACAAGCCATTCACGCGGGGTAAACATGAACGTACTCAAGCACTGGTTTTTAAAATACATAATGCCAGCGTTTGAGCCGGCTAACGTAGAAAAATCAAATGGCGCGGTACGGTCTGCGTCTTATTTAAAAAATGGCCGGCGAGTAACAGCAATCAGATGGGGAAGTTTCAATGTAAAGCTCCGCAAACCATACAGATAAAGATATTTACGTACTACGCAGAAACGAAGCCGCTTTTGAGCAATCAGAGGCGGCTTTTTTGTGCGATGCACAAAACTCGCAAGGGCAGCGATACGCCTAAATTTTAATTTTCGTAACCATACGTTAAATGGTCGATGGGGTAATAAAGTGGATGAATTAGACGAGATATTAGCAAATGGCACTGATGAAGAAATCGAGGCGGCACTAGCGGGCCTAGATATTGATGGTGAAACACTATTTGGTGGCGAAGATGGCGAAAATGAGCCTGTAGTAGAAACCAAACAAGAGGCACCTGCAGCAGAGCCAAAGCAGGAAGTAAGCGAAGCACCAGCTAAAACAGACGTAGAAGGGGAGTCGTCAACCAAAGAGGGTGAAGCACCAGAAGGTTTTGTTGAAATTGACGGTAAGTATTACGTTGAAGCAACGGACGTTAGCAGTAAAAACGGTCAACACAGTTTGCCGTATGAAGTGCTAGCACAAGCGCGTGAACGCGCAGCAGCAGCCGAAGCCGAAAAACAACGTATTGCCCAAGAAAAAGCAGAGCTTGAAAGTCAGTTTGAGGAAACCAAACGTGTAGCCGAGTTACACAGCAGCCAGTTAAAAGAGGCTGGTATGGACCCGCGCAAACTGCCAGGTGAAATGCTTAAAGATCCCGAGCTAATGGAGCGTATTAAAGATGAATACCCGGAGCTTGGCGAATTAGTTAGTGAGTTAGCTAGCCAAATTCAGCAATACGGTTCAAAGAACCAGCCGGTACCAGAAACACCACAAGCACCTTCACAAAATGAAGTGCAAAAAGCGTTTGCGCAATCACAGCACTTAAAGCAGTGGATGCAAAATGACGTTGATAAGTGGGATATGGCAAAGGTTATTGATGACAAGCTCGCAAAAGACCCATCGTTTGCAAACAAAACAGTCGCAGAGCGATTTAAAGAAGTTGAAAAGCGCGTACAAAGCGCGTTTGGCGAACAGCACAGGCCCAAGCCAAGCAACACCGACTCTGCACCAATCCCAAATACACCTACTGACATAGGCTCGCAGGCAAATGATCTAAGTGCTAGTGCCGGCTTACTTGAAAAAGACGCAGCGACTATCGCAGCCGAAATGGAAGGTATGACGGAGCAGCAAATAGAAGCAATGCTTGAGAGCGCGTCAGATTTTCTCTAGGAAATTAAAATGAGCACAATTACAAAAGCACAAGCGGCCAAAGCGTTTGGCGCTGCCCTGTTTACACATACACGCCGTCAAAATACGTTCGTGAACATGCTAACAGGTGCCGCACCAAAAGCGGCTAAAGCAGATAAAGCACACGGCAAAAAGCAAACTGAAAAGGGCGCGCCGGTGGTTATGATCAACGACTTGCAAAGCCAAGCCGGCGATACGGTTGAAATGGATTTATTTCACAACCTTAACGGCTTACCAACCATGGGCGATAAGAAACTGGAAGGCCGAGGCGAAAGCTTGAGCAAAACAGTGTTTGAATTGCGCATTGACCAAGGCCGTAAGATGGTTGATAGCGGCGGTAAAATGTCGCAAAAGCGTACTAAGCATGATTTGCTTAGCACTGCTAAAACGTTGCTAGGTAACTACTACAACGACTTAAAAGATGAAGTGGCAATGTATCACCTTGCCGGTGCGCGTGGCTCGTTTGCGCCAAGCGATATTATTATCCCAACCGAAGATCATAGCGAATTTAAAGAAATCATGGTCAATGATGTTCTGGCACCAACGTATGACCGCCATGTGTTTGGTGGTGATGCGACTAACTTTGAAGCGATTGATGCTGCGGATATTATGACGCTTGAAAAGCTGGACGACTTAGCGCTTATTTTGGAAGAACAAGCCAACCCAATGAAGCACATTAGCTTTGAAGCTGACCAAATGGCGAATGAGTCGCCTTTCTTCTTATTGTTAGTGACCCCGCGCCAATGGCGTGACCTTTGGGCTTCTGCGACTGATAAAAAGTTACAAGAGCTTCAATCTCGCGCAATTAAACGCGGACAAGGTTTTAATCACCCTGTATTCAAAGGTGATGTGATCATGTGGCGCAACATTCTTGTGCGTCAGTACAAGAAGCCAGTGCGCTTTTATGCGGGCGATACGGTAACAGTATCTAACAACGACAAGTTAGCAACAGCCAAGCAAGTAACAGCCGGCACAACCATTGACCGCGCTATCTTACTTGGCGGTCAAGCGCTTGCGAATGCTTACGGTAAGTCTGATTCAGGCTCGCACTTCTCTATGTCTACAGAGAAAACCGACCACGGCAACGCAAACGAAACCGCTATCGTATGGATGAATGGCTGTAAGAAAGTACGCTTCTCTGATAAGACAGGCCGCGTAAACGATTACGGCACAATGGCCCTTGATACTGCGGTATCGCTACAGTAAGCCCCTTTTAGCCGGAGCAATCCGGCTTTTTTATTTTAACTTTTAGTAATTGGATAAAATTATGAAAGAAACATTTTATAAAGGTGCCGCCGGTAATCTATCGCTTCACCTGGTAACAATTTCGCTTGCTGCTTTAGCTACTGAGGCGACAAAGGTTGTCACTGAGTCTTTACCTATTGGTACGCAAATCACAGGCGTTCGCATTGTGAATGAAGCGCTAGGCGCTGATACCAAGCTAACAGCACAGGTTGTAACCCATAGCGGCGACTCTGCTGACTTAGCTGAGTTCGACACGGCGGCTGAGGGTAATAGCGGCGTATTTATTAAGCCGGTTTACATTGGTGATGAAGGCCCAAGCGATTTAGTTGTTAAAAATACGGGTACTGCTAGCGCCTCTGGTGAAGTCGTACTTCAATTAGAGTACCGATACACAGGCTACTAAGCCTTTTCGGTACACGTTTAAATCAAGCCCTGCTATTGCGGGGCTTTTTTATTGGGGAAAATCCATGAGCAATACAACTAATATCGTTTACATCGGTAAGAAGCCTTTTAAAAAAGACACCGTATGTAGCACACGGACCATTTTTAAGCAGGGCGTGCCAACGCCTGTACCGGCAGAGCTTGCACAACGCTTTTTAGACTTTGGCGAGGTATGGGTTGCCGAAGCAGAAGCTAAAGGCGTTATAGAGCGTCAAAAGTTTTTAGAAGATCAAGCCGAAAAAGAGCGCCTTGAGCGTGAAGAAGCTGAAAAGCAAGCACAGTTAGATGCAAGCCTTATTGTGGCCGTAGACGGCGAAGAAATTGATTTAGGCAAGTACAGCTCAAAGCAGCTTGATACATTCGTTGTAGCGCATGATCTCGTTATTGAAGGCGCTAAAAAGCCGCTGGCTGATTATCAGCTAAAAGTTCGCGATACAATGCGCGCTAAAGCAGCGGACGAAGGCGAAGAATAATTATGGCGCAATTATCTAGCTTGATCCCGTTAGTTCGTGAGCGCTGCGGGGGCGTTCTTGATCAAATGGCGAAAGACCAGCTAGGTCGCGCCTACCAAAAATTTTGTTATGAATCTCGCTTTTTGGCTCGCACTCAAGAAATTGAGCAAGGGCAAGACGGGGCGCTTAACATTGATAGTGATCATGTGTTTGTTAGCGTTGATTTTGTTTTAGATGCTAATGGCTACGAGCTTAAAAGCTCAGATGATTACACCGTGTCACCCAATGGCACTGTTACGGTTATAAACACAACGCCAAAAGTGCGTGTGTTTTACCATATCGCCCCGCAATTTATGCTGCCCAATGAATTTGAAGCAGATAACACCATTGTTAATCGCTGGGCTGATGCGATTGCCGATGGAGCGGCAGCAAATTTATTAATGATGCCTAATACCGCATGGACTGATCTGGCAAAGTCTGACTACTTTAAACGCCGTTTTACCGATGGCTACCGCGATGCCTTCCAAGTTGCTATTGAAGCCCTGGACGAGCAAAGACCAACACAACCAAGAGTATTTTTCTAATGGCTATAGTTACATCAAATGAAATCATGCAACGCGTTAATAAGTTGCTAAACGATCCTGGCTTTACTCGCTGGCCTAAAGACGAGCTGTTAAATTACTTAAACGATGCACAGCGCGCCATTGTATTACGCCGCCCTGACTCTTACACCGTTGACGTTGACGACTTTGCATGTGTAGTCGGGGTAAAGCAGTCATTACCAGCCGACGCGCTCAAGCTAATTGATATACCGCGTAACGCCAGCGGCAAAGCTATTCGTGGCCCTTATAATCGCCAAGTCCTCGATGATAACTACGATACCTGGTATGCGGGCAAAACCGCTACAGAAGTAGAGCTTTATATTTATGACGAGCGCAACCCTAAAACATTTTATGTTTACCCTGGTGTTACTCCTGGTATTGAGTTGACCTTAGTCTATTCAAAGGCACCGCCAGCAATTGACTCAGCTGCCAACGATTCGGGCGAAGTTATCGCACTTGATGATGTGTATGTAAACGCCATTATTGAATGGATTTTATATCGCGCGTACATGAAAGATGCGGAATATGCAGCCAATCCAAACAAGAGCCAAATGCACATGAACGCATTTAGAAGCCAGCTAGGTGAAAAAAGTCAGGCTGACGTTGCGATGATGGGCGAAGAAAAAGGAAACTAACATGACAGCAAGCGCAGGCGCGTGGTATCGCGTAGGTACAGTAAACGTTACTAATGACAATCAATCAGTCGTTGGTGTGGATACTAATTGGCAAAATGATGTTATTGCTATTGCGGTAGGTGATATTTTCACGCTAGATGCAAAGACCTGGTACGAAGTAATCGCAGTGAATAGCGATACAAGCATTACGCTTGATCGTGGCTTTGAGGGCTCTACAGGCACAAATAAAACATACGCAATTGTGCGCAATACGTCCGGCACAATATTAACGCGCATTGCGGGCCAAGTATCAGTACAGTTTAATCAAAAGCAATTGTTTTTAGATGAGTTACGCACTTGGCTTAACTCTAACAATGCAACCGAAGAATTAACCGATAGTCACGGCTTAAAGCAAGCAATAAAAACTCCGCACCAAATGATTGATGATGCAGAGCAGGCTGCCAGCACTGCAAGATCGGAATGGAACGCAGCGCGAGATGCAGTAGAAACTCGCGCTCAAACGGCTTATCGCGAGGCTGTTGAAGCGGCGAGCAGCGGTAAAAACACGGTAAAATATGACGCACAAGGCAACCCCAACGTCATGGTGTGGATACCCAAGTTTAACAGCGAGGACGTTAACCAAGCCATTATTGACCGTCACGGTGTTGATTTACAGCTAGGAACAGGCGTGTTTCCTGCGTTTATTAAAAACGGTGTGCAAATGCGTGGTTTTTGGTATGCAAAATACATTGCAAGCACTGGCGAGAATGGCGGGTGCAGTGTTATATCAGGCGTGCAGCCAAGAGCATATGTAAATTACGACACCGCAAAATCACTGTGCACAAACAAAGGCACAGGCTGGCATTTATCTGCAAATATTGAATGGCTTGCAGTGGCGTATCTGGGCTTAGCATTTGGCGAGCAGCCTCGCGGCGACACAAACTACGGCCGCGCGCACGATGCAAAGTACGAAGTTGCAACTCGCGCATCAGCAACCCACGCACCTGGCGACACCGGACATTCATCACCGAGTTACACAGGCACAGGCCCCGCAACGTGGAGTCACGACGGCACGCAATTTGGCGTGTTTGATATGGTCGGTAACGTTTGGGAATGGCAAGATCAGCTCAAACTGCAAGAAGGCCAGATATTTGCACCGATTGATAATAACCCTGACATGCTTGAAGGGGACTGGCCAGCCCACGAATGCTATTTTGATTCAAGCGGTGCAACCAGTGGAAGCGTTATTTTAAATAGCATGATTGAGAATCGACTAGGCACGCTGGGTGATAGTCAAAACTCTGGAAATACAAACTCAAACACTTGGCGTACTACAAGCAAAGACCCGTCTTACGTTGAAAACCTGCTAATGCGACAAATGGGTATTGAGCCGCCACCTGGCGCCATTCTAAATGGAAGCCTCTACAGTCGAAACTATGGGGAGCGTTTGCCGTGTCGCGGTGGCTATTGGAACAGCGCGTCCATTGCCGGGCTTGGAGCACTCCGCTTCCACAACTCGCGCGCGGGTGCGCTCAGCGGTTTTGGTTTCCGTCCAGCTTTATTTGAGTCTTGAATTTAGCAACTTTGAACGCTGCGCGATAGCGCAGCACAATCAACTTCACTTTTAAGATTAGGTAAATGTACGCATTATCAATAGAAGAAAAAACACGAGAAATGATGGTTTACGGCTATTTAGCATTAAAGCAATTCCCAAAGCACGAAACGCACGTTATGGGCGCAGAAATACGCCGCAGCATGCTTGCACTGCAGCGCCTTATTATTACTGCATTTAAGCGATACCACAAAAAGACCACGCTAACAGATATGGACATAGAGCTAACCATGCTAAAAAGAATGATACGCACAGCCAAGGATATGCGCTACCTAGACACTAAAAAATATAAAATATGGAGCGAAAAGCTCATTGAAATAGGCAAGATGCTTGGCGGGTGGGTAAAATCTGTTAAAATGAAAAACAAGGATGCAGCATTATGATTACGCGGGAGCGTATGCCGTATCGCGGTGGCAATTGGAACAACACGTCCAATGCCGGGCTTGGAGCACTCAACTTCAACAACTCGCGCACGAATGCGAACAGCAATATTGGTTTCCGTCCAGCTCTTGATAACGCCAGAAGTACCGACCTCACGGGGTTGTGCCAGTGCAACTTTGAAAAGGATGCTGCAGCCTCAGCGCTTGCTGAAACACTGAACAAGCCGGTTGATGCGTCAACCGGCTGCACTTTTAGTTTAATAGTCAGCTATGAGAATATATTAAACTCAGCGTACCAGTGCAGAAAAGGCAAGGCAAACTCACCGGCAACCCTCAATTTTTTTAACAACCTCGAAGAAAACGTTATCAACCTATATAACGAACTAAACTGGGGAACGTATGAGCTATCGAACTACCACCATTTCTATGTATTTGAACCCAAGCGCCGGCTAATATCAGCGCCCAACTTTCGCGATCGTGTTGTGCACCGCGCCATCTTTAATGTTATAGAGCCACTATTCGACAAAACATTCATTCACCATTCTTACGCGTGCCGAAATAATAAAGGCGCTCACAAGGGGGCCGATGTGGCGCAAAGGCAAATTCAACAAATAGAGCGCAAGCATGGAGTGGCCTACGCGCTAAAAGCTGATATAAGCAAGTATTTTTCAAGCGTTGATCATGAAATATTAAAGCGGTTGTTGAGCAATAAAATTAAATGCGAAATGACATTAACGCTACTGCATTACATTATTGACGCAAGCCCAAGTGACAGCCCAGGCGTTGGCATGTCATTGGGTAATTTAACCAGCCAGATATTTGCTAACGTGTACTTGCACGAGCTGGACTGGTATGTAAAACACACGTTAAAAGTAAAAAACTATACGCGTTATATGGATGATTTCGTAATTATTCATCAAAATAAAAACTACTTACACGCCCAGCGCATAGCGATACAAAATTTTTTACAGCATCATTTAAAACTAAAAACCAACAGCAAAACACAAGTTTTTCCAATCGCCAAAAAAGGCGGTCGTGCGCTGGATTTTTTAGGCTATAGAATTTACTCAACCCACCGCCTGTTACGCAAAAGCAGCGTAAAAAGCATTAAAGGCAAGCTTAAAAAATTTCATTGGCAGTATGCAAATTACCAAATAAATTTACCCAAAATCAATCAATCAATCCAATCATGGCTAGGCCACGCAAGCCACGCCAGCAGCTACAACTTGCGCAAAAAATTACTTACCCCCACATTTAAAAGAGGTGATTATGTTTAGCTATTTACACAACGGCACCACACACACAAACACATCAAAAACATACATGCGAAAGCTGGGCCTAGACGACGACGCAATTGAAGGCGTGCTGAGTCAAAAAGCATACGAAGAATCGCAAGAGCCGGTGCATGTAACTGCATTTAAAGCGCAACGACAATCGCTAATAGATACAGCAATCGTAATCACATCATCGGGCAAATCGTTTGACGCCAACGAGCGCAGTATTATACGCCTGGGCAATGCAGTTATTAAGCTGATGGATAAGCCAGACAGCTACATAGTTCCGTGGTCTACTGCCGACGTAGATACCGGTGTAATGATTGAGTGCACCAAAGCCGAAATAGTAGAGGCGCATGAGCTTGCAACAGATAATTTTGCAGCAATGTGGGCAATATCAAATGCTAATTATTGATTTTTTAGCAAAGCCGTTTGACGGGGACAACCACTGCAAGCGCGCACAAATGGGAAAGCAAAGTAATTAAACTCAGATAACCCGCCCCAAAGCAGCAATTAAACATTTAATCTAACTATAAGCGAATACTATGCCTGCCATATCCGTTAAAACATTTGCCGGTGAACGGCCTAAAGTCGATCCGCGTTTACTTCCCAACGAATCAGCATCTAAAGCATACGGTTGTCATTTTGATAATGGCAACCTTTCACCGCTAAAACGCCCCGCGCTAACCGGTATATCTGTACTGCCAAACGCAAAAACAATTTACCAGCACCTAAATGAATATTGGTTTGCGTGGGACAAAGTAGTTAACGCTGTAGCGAGCCCTATAGCGGATGATCCGTGGCAACGCGTTTACTTTACCGGCGATGGTTACCCGAAGGTTACAAACAACGCTATTTTTAGTGGCTCAAACATGCCTGCTAATGCTTACCGATTAGGCATTCAATCGCCAGAGGTGCCAATAATTGCGGTTGTTACCGATGCGGCTACCGATGAAATAGATCCTAATGATGATGAAACGCGCTACTACACACATACTTTTGTGACTGAGCAGGGCGAAGAAGGCCCACCAGGTGAAGCGTCACAACGTATTGACATTAGATACCCTGACGAAGAAGGCACTTACGTAACGCTTGCTTTATCGCCGCCAAATGTCAATGTGTCAAACATCACTCACCGCAGGATATATCGCACAGCAACCGGCGGCGGCATTGCTGATTATTTATTTGTTGCTGAAATCCCTATTTCTCAAAATCAATTTGTTGATGATATTCCAACGGACGAGCTAGGTTCATCACTTGATACTTACGATTATGAAATGCCAAACGAAAACATGATTGGTTTAACGTCAATGGCGAACGGGATACTTGCGGGCTTTTTTGATAGTACCGTGTGCTTTAGTGAATCCTACCTACCATATGCCTGGCCTAGTAGTTACCAGCTAACAACCGAACATAAAATAGTTACCTGCGCTGCGCTTGGGAATACGCTTGCGGTATTAACCGAGGGCTACCCGTATTTATTTAGTGGTATTAGCCCGGATGCGATAGCCGGCCAAAAGCTAGAGTCTAACCAATCATGCACTAGTGCACGCTCTGCGGTGATAGTTAACGGCTCGCTTATTTACGCAAGCCCCGATGGTTTAATAGGCTTTAATGGCGGAGGGCTGTCTATGCTAACAAGCCAAATAATAACCCGCGAGCAGTGGCAAAAATACGAGCCACACACTATTGAGGCGTACCACCAGGAAGGTCGCTACTTGGCGTTTTATGGGGCCAACTTAGACAAGGCATTTATATTTGATCCAAGAAGCGGCGACTTTAGGCACTTTACCGCAACGGCTGAATGCGGGTTTAATAGCTTGGTTGATGACGCCCTTTACATTTGCAGTGGCGGAAACTTGAGCAAGTGGGAGTCAAGCTCTTCGCTAACCAATTACACATGGCGATCAAAAGACTTTGAAGCAAACGACCTTAGCTTTGCGTGCGCGATGGTAAAAGCCGTTAAGGTCAACCTTGTTGGATTTCGCATTTACGCAGATGGAGAGGAGGTTGTTCATCTCCCCCCTGGCAGCGTGCCCAGCTGCGCATTTAGACTGCCTAACACACGCGGTAATTCATGGTCCTTTGAGGTTTACGGACAAGGCACAATTCACAGTGTTTCTATTGCAACGACTATGCGCGAGGTGGCAGCTTAAATGGCTAAACTTAAAAAGGGCAGCTTTCCAGGCATTGCCCGCCAAGCAAAGCAAAGTCAATCGGAAGGTGCGATCACCGAAAATATAGAGATATTAACCGGGCAACGTGGCAACGGTGAAAACAGGGCTTTGTTAGTTAAGGACCTAGTAAACTTAGATGATATGAAGCGCCGCGCGCTAATTAATAATGCTAACGGTGGCGGTGCTGGCAATCTGCCAATCGGCGGCGGTGGCGGTGTCGAGCGCCCGCACGCCCCGGTAAATTTAACGGGTACAGGCGGTTTTACTTTTATTGCATTAACATGGGATCACCCGACCTATAGGGGCCATGCTTATGCGGAGATATGGCGCAGTGAAACGGACTCTTTTAGCAGTGCAACGCTAATCGCAACAGAAGTGACCGACATTTTTAGCGACAGCGTAAACATGGGCACCGGTTATTACTATTGGGTGCGGTTTGTCAATGTGGCCGATATGAAAGGGCCGACCCAAGGTGCTAAAGGGCTATACGTTGAAACGCAAAAATCAGCCGAGCAGATACTAGGGGAAATAGGCGGGCTAATTGAGAAGTCGCACTTAGGGGCATTTTTAACGTCTGAGATTGACGCGATCCCCGACCTCGATAGCATACCTGGTATTTATACTATTCCTGATTTAACGCTTAAACTTAATGACGCTGAAATTGATATATCGAGCTACAAGCAAAGAGTGGAGTCTATTGATGCACAAACCGACTCGTTAGCCAGGCAGCTTATAGATTCTGCATTGCTAGGTGATAAGAATTGGGAGTCCAACACGCTCAAACTGGTATCACTGGAAACAGAGGTGGGCGATGTAAAGGCAAAAATAGATTCTGAATTTTTTACTATGGCAGAGGCGACCGAGGCAATAGCAGCGGCTACCCAAACAATTAGAGCGGAAATTGAGGATTCAGGCATATCGCTTAGCGGTAATATTTCAGAAACCTACTTTACTAAGGCTGGCACTAACGAGGCTATAGCTGCTTACGGGCAAACTCTAAAATCGCAAATAGAGGACCCGAACGGCACAAGTATAGGCGCAGCGCTAAAGACCGATTATTACACTAAGGTTAGTACGGACGAGGCTATCAGCGAAGCAACTACCGCCATGGCCTCAACGGTAACAACCGACATTAACGCTGCAGTAGACGCAAAGCTAACGCAAAGTTACTACACTAAGTCGGATGTTGATGGGGCTATATCAGAATCAGCAACGCTTATCATATCTGAGATTCAAAACCCAGACGGCGAAGGTCTTGGCTCTATCCTGTTTAATAACTACCAAACAAAAACGGATGCAAAAGAAACTGAGGCTAATTTAGTACAGCAACTTAACTCTGCTTATACCGAAGCATCACAAGCGGTTATTGAAAACGCATTAGCAAATGATGTGAGCGAGGAAAGAAAAACCGCCGCAGAAGCAGATATAGTTTTGCAGCAAAAAACCCTGGCGAATAAGCAAGAAGCTATTGCTAACTCATTGTTTACTATGCGTGCCGATTTAGGCGACAGTAGTGCCAAACTTAGCCAGTTACAGCAAACAATATCAACAAGCACCAGCGCAGTATCACGAAACCTGCTAGAGCTAAGCAGTAATATAGGTGAAACAAATAGAGAGGTTGAACGCGTAAATGCTGACTTGCAGATTAACTACTCGACCACGGCTGCCACGGAAAAGGCAATAAGTGATGCGACAACTCAACTAAAATCGACTATTGAAAACCCCGACGGCAACAGTGTAGGCGCAGATTTATACAACAACTATTCAACTACTGCGACAATGAATAGCGCTATCAGTCAGGCATCGCAATTACTCAAGTCGCAAATAGAAGATCCCAACGGGGCAAGCGTTGGCGGTGATTTAAAGGTTGTGACGACGGACCTGCAAACCAGGTATTACACTAAGACGCTAGTTGATCAGGCGATAAGCTCGGCCACAACACAACTAAAAAGCACTATTGAGAACCCTAGCGGCAGTAGTGTTGGCGCGGATCTGTATAACAACTATTACACTAAGAGTGCTGCAAACACCGCTATAAGCAATGCAAGCACGCTTTTGAAGTCGCAAATAGAAAACCCGAACGGTGATAGCGTTGGCAGCGATATAAAAGCAATGTCGGCTGATCTGCAAAACAACTACTACACAAAGGCCAGCACTGATCAGGCCATAAGCTCGGCTACTACGCAGCTAAAGAGCGCCATTGAAAACCCGAATGGCACCAGTGTAGGCGCAAATCTTTACAAGAACTACTACACCAAATCAAGCACTGACAGTGCTATTAGTACCGCCAGCCAAATATTAAAGGCAGCTATTGAGGATGAAAACGGCAACAGCTTAGGCGCAAGCCTGCAAACTCTGAGCCAAACAGTTGCATCTAACGAGGGTGACTTCTCAGCCTTATGGGGTATAAAGGCCAACGTTAACGGTTTGCAGTCGAGCATTGGGCTTGTTAATGATGGTGTTGAGCCTATATTCGCAGTTAAAGGCGCTAAGTTTGCTATTATAACGGATCAGGATCCTACCAACTTAACACCGGTATTTGCAGTGACCGGCGGCAAGACTGTGATTAACACGGCAATAATTGACCAGGCATTTATTAAGAGCCTAGTTACAGATGATTTATTATCTAATCGCGTGCTTGTTGGCTCCCGCTTTACTTCACCTTCTATCAACTACAATCCCGCCAATGGCGCAAGGAGCAATAACTTTTCAATTGATCCGGGCGGTAACATGCTTGCTAAGAGCGCGACGCTTGAGTCGGTTACTATTAAAGACAATAACGGCAACATTGTTATGTCGTCTACCGGTGCCATACCTTCATCTAAAGTAACTGGCCTGGGCGCTTTAGCCGCTAAAAACTCAGTGTCTTATGGCGAGGTAACAGGGAAACCCGCGCTGGGCTCGCTTGCTTATTTAAACTCACTTGCATATGACAGCATAACGGGCAAGCCTTCACTTGGCCCATTTGCAGGACTTAGTAAAATCTTGAGTTCGAATGTGACTACGTATATTGCTAACGGCGCTATTGGCTCTGCTCAAATAGACCAGGCGTATATCAACCAGTTGTTCGGCCAAAATGCGAGCTTTTACGGTACTGTTTACGCGCAGAATCTTGATGGTGATGTTATTGATTTAACAACAAAGGATATTAACCGAGTTGCTAACTCTGGCTCTGGCGAAGTCGAAGTTGTGAGGTTTTCAGTTTCAAGCCAGCCATTCCAACGAAAAATAATGATTGATGGTATTAGGGTTTCTAGTAACCCATCACCAAACTTTAACGCATCGAGTACAACACTTAAGCTTTACATGTCTGGTTACTCGACAGCTAGAGATAGCGTGACAGAGCAAACAAACCGCGATACAGGCGATAGAATATCGCCAATCTTACTTGCTACCATTCCTGCAAACTCAAGCAGGACGGTGTACGTTAGGATAAGCAAAGGCGGCCAAGGCGAGGAGGTTTCCGCTTTACCGCAGAGAATAGTAGCGAGGGTTTTCAAGGACGGATCTACAATTTCATAATGGATAAACCCCCCAATATAGGTTAATATTTTATCACAATGGAAAAGTCACATCTGCAATGCGTGTCATGGGATAAACACCGTGATCGGCTTAAAGAGCCAATAACTCGAATAGGCAATATTGCAAACGACCCACACCTATACCAAGAAATCGACAAAGCCTGCTCAAACGAGTGGGCTTTTTTGTTTTTGGTGCCTGATGGTTTCTTTATCTTGTGGCCGCGCCACATTGAAAACCAAACATATATTGAGATCACTGTCGCGTCTTGCCATGGCGGGAACGCAATGATCCGCTATCAACCACACATTATTGAGCTTGCTAAGCGTGGCAATGCTTCATTCATCGAATTTTTAACAGCTAGAAAGGGCTTTAATAAAGCAGCTCCCCGTCATGGGTGGCGGCTCGCTTGTGAGCGTAAAGGTCTAAAAGTATGGCGCAATTATATTAGAGGTTAACATGGGCGGTTCTACTGACGTTAAAGAAACCGAATATGAAAAAGAGCTAGCAAAAGTATATGCCGAGGAATGGGGTTACTACCAAGACAGCATTGTACCGTTTGAAAACCAAGTTATTGACGAAGCAAAGCAATCCAATGACGCAAGCGTTTACGATGACATAGCCGAGAACACCAATATTGGTTATAAAAAATCGTTTTCAGATGCCAGCAATAACGCACTATCAAGCATGGAAGCCAATGGCATAAACCCCAATAGCGGCAAATTTAAAAGCGTTGTTAGTGATATGGCAGACAATGAAGCGTCAGTAACAAGCGATGCTACGTCACGATCACAAGTGGCCGGCCAAGAGCGTTACATCGGCAAAATGAGCAATGTAATGGCGATGGGCCAAGGGCAATCACAAGAGGCGACAGCAACGCTTAGCGACATAGCAGCAAGCTCACAGCGAAAAGCGTTTAATGATGCCAACAATAGCCGACAGCAAACAGACTCAGTGTTAGGCGCTGCGGGTGCGTTGGCGGGCGCTGCAGGTAGCTATTACAGCAACTTATCACCTCCAAAGCCAGACGCAGTGATCAACCCTAACGCAGCAACACCAAGTGATATAAATAAATCACTAATGGGAGGCGGTTAATATGAGTTTCAACTTAGCAAGCAATAACGACCCCAGCAATTGGACCGTATAGGAGAAACCTATGGACGATGATTTTGAATACGACATTTACGATGTTGATACCACCAATATCAGAACAGACAAGTATCAAAACGCCCTGGCGGATCTAACTCGCCAGCAATTTGAAGATTATAAAAACCGGTTTTTACCTGTGCAAGAAGAATTGTTTGGCCTTGCTACTAGCGACAAATTGTTAAATGAACAAATGGCTCGCAATGAAAAAAATATAAATACCTCTTTCAATCAATCGAAAGTAGCTGAGTCTCAGCGCTTAGGGCGATACGGTTTAGCGCCGGACGAAACAAAACAAAGCAGCGCCAATACAGGCTTATTAAAAAGCCTTACAACGGCCTCTATAAATAATGAAACGCGTGAATCTGTAGACGATTTACAAAACCAAATACTAACGGGGCAAGGCGGCGCGCCTAAGTCTCTAGCTGATATTGGAGGTAAATAATGGGCTATTCAATTATGCAAGCCGGCCAAAGCACGAAGAACAAGGCCACAGGCTCACTTAAATCTCTATCTGATATGGAACAAAACCGTGAAATGACAAATGATAATTTAAAGCAGCAAAAGAAAAGCGCTCAGATAAGCGCTACTGGTACCGGCGTTATGGCTGGCGCTATGGCAGGCGCAGAGATCGCCTCGATTGGTGGGCCTTGGGGCGCAGCAATAGGCGCAGCAATAGGTTTGGCGGCAGGTTCACTTTAAGGGGTAATGTATGGCAGGCGCATTTGTAGATGGTGCATTGAAAGGTTTTAACATGATGGAGCGCCATCAAGAGCGGTTAGATAACAAAGCGCGATTAGCTGACCTTGACGCTTTTGAAAAGAAAAAATACAGCGACGAACAAGGTCGCTTAGCTGACATAGACAAGCGCTATGCAAAAGAGCGCGCAGAAGAAGTGGCATTTAAAAATAAGGAGTTTGACAGTCTTCAGCAATATCGCGCAAATACACTTAGCAATGAGGATCGCAACTTTGAAGAAAAGCAAAAAAACACCCAATGGGAGCAAAACTACCAAACACAGCAAGCGAATTGGAAAAATGACCAGCCAGCAATAGCAATGGCGTGGCAAACATACAGAGATACGGGGACTATACCGAAAGATTTAGAGCCTGTAATGCAAAGAAACAAGGCTATGGACCCTCGCACGTACACGAAGCCTGAAGTCAGAGAAAACATAAAAATGTTTGACTCATTCCTTGGTGACGTGGCGAAGACTGGGAAAATTTCAGAAATGAACTCACCAAGAGCATTGGAGCTAACAAACGCTGCTTTTTCCGACAAGCTAAATTCAACCGTTGGGCAATACAATGAAAGCATTAACTCAAAGGTGGCAAATAATAGAATTGTTAGCTATGTGCCGCTGAGTGAACCAGGCGAGCCAGTAAGGTTTGGCTTTGAGTTAGAGGTAACTTATGAAAATGGCATGAAAGAAAGAGAGCCTATGTCCAAAGGGCGAACCTCTGATCCAAACGACCCGCCTCTAGTGCTTACGCCAAAAGAGTTGTTTGGAACAGTTAAAACACGCGCAATGATGGCCGATATGATGGAGCGCCCCGAATACTGGGACAAAATGGGGGCGCAAGTCGGCGTAAGCTTTGGCGGAGAGTCTAAAGCTGACTACCAGAAAAAGCTTGGCGCACTTCAGGATGAGATGACCAAAGCATTTGCAAAAATACAGTCTGATAGCAGTTTAGGCGCAAGCGATGAAGAAAGACAGCAAGCCGTAGAGCGAGTGAAAAATATATACCTACAAAGAATAGACCAGCTCAACAAGGCTTACGGCATTAAAAGCGAAGAAGCGCCAAAAGAAAAGAAACTAAAAGAAGGCAAGGCAAGCGGCAATAATAACGATGCGGAAAAAGCAAAAGTAAAAGCAAAAGAAGATCTTGTAAACTCAATTTTAAATGGAACAGCAAGCGCCGCACCGGCAACCCCTAGCAACTCTAACAGTGGACTAGCCGAGCCAGGCTTTTTTAACGGGCTTAGGGATGGTGCCGGAGGTAGATATAAGAACGAAGCAAAGCCAATTGATTATTCGGATATGTCTCACCTAGACAGCGTATTAACGCAGACAGGCCAAACCCTTGGCTCGGTGCCTGGCACGCTTGGCGATATTGGCGAGTATATAGGCGATGAAGCTATTTCGCCTGCGCTAGACTGGCTAACCAAAAAACCTTCTGAGAAAAAATAAAGAGAACGAAATGGCTTATAATTATTTTGAAAAATCACCTGTAGAAGCAGCACAGGCAATTGAAAAGAAAAGTCAAGGCGCGCCACTTAACGATGGGCTTGTCGGTGATGCTGTAGATTCGTTCCAAGCTGGCGCGCTTAGCGGTATGGGCGGAATGTTTGACTTTGTTGGCGCTGAGGGTATAGCTAAGTCGCTGTATGCTTGGTCGGATGACCAGCAAAAAACAATGTCAGAAAGCGGTAGAGAGTCACTAAGCAAACAATTCATAACCGAAGATGCTAATGGCGATATAGCTATTGGTGAGGGTATGAAGGATATTGATACGTGGATCTTAACAATGGCCAATGTTGCAGGCCAATTTGCAGGGACAGCGGTTCCAGGCGGCGCAGCGGCAAGAGCAGTGACAAAGGTGGCGAACTTAGGTAGCAAAGGCGGCAAAGCTGCAGGTGCTATAGGCATGGGCGCTACAGGTGGGTCGGCGGCTACAGGCCAAGGTATGGAGCAAGCAAGGCAGGAAATTCAAAACATGCCTGATGAAATACTTGCCGATTCGCCAATGTTTGTAGGCGTACTAAAAGATATACACTCAAAAAAACCAAGTCTTAGCGGCGCTGAAAAATGGGACTTGGCAAAAGATGAAATTGCTAGTCGTGTTGCTCAAGATGTAAGAACAGACCCCAAGGTGTTAGTTGCGAATTTTGCGGCAAGCGCAATCGGAGATCCGATTATAGGCAAGGCGTTAACGGGTGCAAGAATAGCCAAAAGTGGAGCGCTAAAGAGCGCTTTGGCTGGAACTGTAACGGAAGGAACAACAGAGTCTATTCAAGCTGGCGTTCAGCAGTATGGTATAAATGAAGCCTTGCAACCTATTGATAATAGAGATTCAATGAAAGGAGTTGTAGCCGCAGGATTAAATGAAGGTATTGCTGGCGCGGGTTTCGGCGGCATCGCTGGCGGAATTGGCGGCGTAGCAAATAGAGGCAATACCATACAAGATGAACAGCCATCTACTACTTTGCCTGATGATGAAACCACTCCAAGAATTGACGAAAATGAAGGTGTTAAACTACCAGATGCTATTGCAGATGAAATAGCCATTGCTCCACGTAGTGAAGCGGCTAGTAAATTTCAAAGCGCTTCATCTGATATTGTGAGTAATGGTGTTGAGCAACTTGTTGGTACAGGGTTTACAAAAGAGCAAGCAATTGAAGCGGTAAAAGGCTACCAATATCAAGCGGCAATAAAAAAAGGGCTATCTGAGCACGAGGCGTCATTGGTTGTAGCTCAAACAATGAGAGATAAGTTTGATATAGATGATCCTATATTAACATCGCCTGCACCCGAGCAAGCAATGCCAAGCACCACGCAAGTAGCACAAGTTGAAAGCGAGGTAGGCAATTTAAAGTCCCCTATAAAAGAGCCTGAATACATTGCGCCAACAAGTGATAGTGCACAGCTAGATAGAATAGCCAGCGCTGCAGAATCCATGAAAACTGTAAAAGCAAAGCAAAACACTAAAGCTTTTTTAGAAGCAGAAAAGGCAAGGTTAAAACAAGCTGAAATTGAAAGAAGTGAAGCAGCAAGTTCAATAATTGCAGATACCACTAACTATCTAAACGCATCTAAGGCGCCTAGCGAGCTGGATAACAACCAATCATTACAGCAACAAAGTGCTACACAAATAAAGCAAACCCCACAAAAAGATATTGTGTTTGCCGGTAACGAAAGCGGCGTTAATGTTGCTAAAAATGGTGAAGCATTTAAAACCAAACGCGATGCGCTATTAAGTAAAGAAGCACGCGCAGCACGCAGGGCAGGCCAAAAAACTAAGGCAGTTAGTTTTGATAATGGCTTTGGCTGGACGATTAAAGGTGATGACGGCACCAAGCAAGATTCAGAGCAGGCAGCAGCGGAGCAAAGTCCTGAGTCTGATACAGTTGCGCAAAATGAACAGGGTGATCAAGCGCAGCCAGCCCAACAAGAAGGTGAAGCGTTATCGTTAAACGTAGACGCGGAACAAGTGAGTAGCGAAGAAAATAAGAATATCGCAGGTGAAATGATTGATGATGAATGGCAATCTTTTACAAAGGAGAGCGGCACCAAAAATATACCGCGTTCAGAAATGCCACAAATCAAAGCTGAAAATCGCGGCGCTATGGTTAATTTTATGAAAGCGCGTGATATTGGCAATGAAAAAGATGAGGTGCAAGCAAGCTCATTAAAACCAACACAGCAAGAATTTTCGCCAGCAAAAGTAAAGCAAGCGAAAGAGTTTGAAGGCGGCAGCCGCTCTATACTGGTATCGAATGACGACTATATATTAGACGGGCATCACCAATGGTTAGCCGCACGCGAAAAAGGCGAAACTGTAAAAGTAACCCGCTTAAATGCGCCTATTGAACAGCTAGTACCATTAGCTAAAGAAATGCCAAGCACTGAAACGCAAGATAATGCTGGCAACTTAACAGCAACCGGCAATGAAGAAACTGCCACCACTGGTAAACTAAACAGCGATAGTGGTAAACAATCTGAACAAAAAGCCGTTGAAACTGCCGAAACTGGTAAATTAATTGAACAAGAGCCGGCAACTACTGAACAGCAGGCAGAGCTACCGCCAATACTAAAAACAACTAAGCGCAAGTGGCTACAAAGTGAAGCTAAAAAGCTAGGCATTAAAAAAGGTTCGCCAGGTTATGATGCAGCCGTAGCTAAAATAGAAGAAAGCTACGAGCCAGCTATTGATAAAGCGCTCGCTGAATCATCGTTTGAAACATATCAAGAGTTTAATAGCGATACACCGGAAAGCATTAACCGCCAAGCGTATAACGAACTGCGCAAAGAGTTTGGCTATGATAAAGCACCACCGCCAGATGCGATTAAGCCAAATGAAGATGCAGAGCCGCCAAAGAGCGGTTTTTCTTTGCCTGAAACACTGAATGCGGATGGCATGACCGCCGATGAAATAGAGGCAGTTATCAATAAAACAAAAAACGAATTGGCCAACACAAAAACAGAAGATTGGGGCAATCTGAGAGGGCAGGGTAAGCGTACTGGCGGCATGGTTATGGGTGGTATGCGTGATTCATCATTGCAAGGCGAAAAGTCATACTTGAACCCAATAGGTAAGCTTGAGGACGTTAATAAAGCTGACTATGACGATGCTATCGCAACATTTAATGATAATAGCATGGCAAAATCAGCGTATGGCAAAGCGAGAAGCGCGGGCTTTGATCATGATACATCACTACGGTATGGGTTAAGTAAAGTCGCAGATATAGGAATGACATTTTCTGAACTGTTAAAAGTTGCAAAGCAGAAAGATAAAGTGAGCGAGAAGCCTGCCAATAATAAATCAAGCACCAATCAAGCAACGGTCAAGCAAGAAAGTATTAATGACACTGCTAGTGAAACAGAAATTAATGACATTGCTAACGAGTTGGAAATTGAAACCACTGATAAAAGTGTAAAAGTATTTGGCGATCCTGAAGAAATACGCGCCAAGCTAAGAGCGAGCGGTATTGATTTTTTAGGAGCCGATATAGAGGGCGGGCTTTCGTTTGGTAAAAAGCAGGAGCAACGAATAAGAGCAGCTATAGAGGGAGATAATATTGAATTATTCTCTAAATCCAAAAAGCCCAGCAATGGCAAGTCGATCAGTATAAAGCAAGCTCAGCGCGTTGCAGATCAGTTTATTAAAGGCTTAAAAGGTGCCAACGGGATCAAAATAAGTATATTGCAGGATACCGCCACAGCAGAAAAACTATGGCGCATGAGCTTAGACGGCGCAACGGTTAAAGGCGCTTATAGCGAGCTGAGTAAAACGGTTTATATAATTGCTGAAAACATCGATAACCTAACCGATTTAAAGCAAACGCTAGCACATGAAACAATAGCGCACGGCGGCCTTGATACTGTTATTGGTAAAGAGGCTAAGCAAGAATTCCTTAACCGCATAAAAGCCACTAAGGGCCGTAAAGCATTTGAAGGACTTTGGAGAGAAGTAAACAAAGACTACTGGGATGCAAGCTTGGACGTAAAGGTTGAGGAGATGTTCGCCCGCTTTGTAGAGAACGAACCAAGCAAAGGCGAGCTTAAATATTGGTGGAACGCGTTAAAACGCTGGATAAAAGCGCAGTTAGATAAAGCGGGGATTATGTACCGTGAAGATGATGAACTAACCGCAATGCGTGACATGCTTGAAAGTATAGTTAAAGGATTCAAAGCGCAGCGCGAAACAGCAGAGCAGCAACAAGGCGGTATAGCTTTAAGCTCAAAGAAAAATAAGCCAAGCGACAATGGCGACTCAAACGAAAGCGAGCAATACCGAAAAGATTTAGCTAAGGCGATGCGCTCACTTCGATCTAATCCTCAAATGATCACGCTAGGAAAAACCCCAAAAGTGTTAAGGCTTCTTGGCGCTCCGGACTTATCTTTACAAATATCGAGAGATACCATTAAAAAAGCGACCAACGGCATTAAACACGCTGTTGGCATGGATGTAATTGCAAACCTACCAGAGCATTTATCTGATCCAATAGCTGTTTTCAAATCGAAAACACACGGCAAGGTATTGCTTATTGACGCGGTTGATAATAATAACAATCCGATAATTGCAGCTGTTCACTTCGAGAAAAAAGCAGGACGTAACCTTCAAATTAATAATATAGCGAGTGTGTATGGAAAGGATAACGCGGATAGTGCACTGAAAGGTTTTGAGCTTGAATACTTAAATGAAGGCAAAAACCCTGCTTTGGTACGACTTGTTGGACTCCAATTGTCCAGAAGTGGTTCACCATCACAGGGTCTGAGTAAAAATGTACTTACTAAAGAGGACATTGTCAAGGAAAACCCTGACATAAGCTTCAGCCGCACAGCCAATAACGACACTAGCCCAGCGCCAAACAAAATAGCGGGATCAGTAAAAAAAGCGTTTACCCGCGACCGCTTTGAAAAATCAAGCGTGCCAGAGTGGGACGCATTAAACGCACAATTACGCGAAACTGATAAAACCGCAGGCGAAAAAATAAAACGTCAGCTTTCACGCTGGTTTATGCCCGGTGGCAACATGCCTGAAACCGTTCAGCAAGCTAAGAGAGGCCGTGATCGCGATGTGGCAGTGCATGAGTTTGATGTATCTATGCTGGTAGGCAAGCTAAATTCAGCAATGAAAAGCGCTAAAATAAACCCTGACAGATTAACCGATGCGCAATGGTCCAAATACCACGAGTTTTTAACGGGTGAAAATGATGGGCAATCACTAAAACAAAGTGAGCGCGAAACTCTTATTCTAATGCGCGAACATATCGACGGACTTACACAAGACTACGTTGCAAGTGTTAACAATAAACTTCAACAGCGATTTGAAGAAGATGGATCTATTGACCCTAAAGAGTCGGCACGCCTTGAAAAAATGCTAGGTAACATGGGTAAATATTTAAACCGCAGTTACAAAGCATTTGATGATCCTAAGTGGTTTGAAAAAATACCTACCAAGATTGCTGATGATGCCCGTGCATACTTAATGAAACAGTATAAAAAAGACGGCGCAACAGCAAAAGAAGCACAGCAAAAAGCCCAAGTAACTATGAACGAAATGGTTAAAACAGGCACCGCTTACGACAGCTTGGGATCTTTTATTGCTGAAAGTAAGCTTGGCTCTAAAGACTTATCTACGTTAATACCACGAAAAGACATCGCACCTGAGATCAGAGCTTTACTAGGTGAGTACATTGATCCGCGTGTTAATTATGCTAAATCAGTATCAAAAATGTCAGCTATGATCGCTAATGATAAACTACTAAGCACCATTCGTGACATGGGTATTAATAACTTTATTTTTGAAAAGGACGACCGCCCACCTAATGCGACAGTACAACTGGCGGGTGAAAAATCCGAAGTGTACGCGCCACTAAATGGCATGTGGACAACGCCAGAAATTAAAGAAGCGTTTGAAGATGCTATGGGCGGTGAGCGCGGCGAGGGCTGGCTAGAAAAAGCCATACGACTAAACGGGCTTATTAAATACGGCAAAACTGTGCTGTCACCCACAACAGCCATGCGTAATGTTATGTCGGCGTACTTTTTCACCGTTGCCAATGGACACTTTAATCAAAAATACATGAAGCAGGCCGTGGCAGCATTTAACGCACAAGTTAAAGAAAAAGTAACCGATGGCGAATCTGATTACATAAAACGCTTAATTAAATTAGGCGTGCTTTATGACTCAGCTAATGCAGGCGATATAGTCAAGGTGATGACTGATGGCAAAATAAACCAAATGCTTGAAGGCAGAAGCAACACAGGCTTTGATGGGTTAAATAAACTAGCCGACAAAACAACGGAGAACTTGCGCTGGTTAACTGCAAAGGCCACAGGGTTTTATCGCTTTGGCGATGACTTTTGGAAAATAGTCGGATTTGAAAATGAAAAAGCAGCACTAATACGTACTGGTATGGCAGAAAGTGATGCAGAGGTAGTGGCCGCTGAACGCATACAAGATACCTACCCAACATACAGCCGAGTAGGCAAAGCGGGGGCATGGTTGTCACGGTTCCCGCTAGCAGGTACGTTTGTATCGTTCCCGGCTGAAATCATTAGAACGACAGGTAACATGATGAAGCTTGCAGCCAGTGAAATAAAATCAGACAACCCCAAAATACGCGCAATGGGCGCAAAACGAATTGTAGGCATGAGCTTAGCCAGTGGCGGCATGTTTGCTCTATCTGCATTAAGCGCCGCCATGTTTGGCGTGACCGATGATGAAGAAGAAGCGCTAAGAGATTTAGCGCCGCCATGGCAAAAAAATTCAACCTTTGTTTACGCAGGCCGAGATAGCGATAACAATCTACGTTACTTTGATATGTCGTTCTTAGACCCATACGCTTACTGGAAGCGCCCTATAGAGGCCATGATGCGCGACCAACCTGTTAACGAGGCTATAGCCTCATCACTTAGCGATATGGTATCGCCGTTTTTAGGCACTGACATAACAACAAGCAAAATACTTGAAGTGCTCAGTAATAAAAAAAGCAGCGGTGGGCAAGTATACAAAGAGAACGATACCGCCATACGCAAAAGTGCAGATATAGCCAGCCATCTAGCATTAGGTTTAGCACCCGGCTTTGTAAATAATGCGTGGCGTATTGGTATGGCTGCGGGGGATGTTAAACGCTCAACAGGAAAGCCTTATAGCTTATCGGATGAAATGCTAGCACTTGCAGGCTTTAGAAGCTCAACCTTTGATCCTAAAGTGGGCCTTTACTACCGCACGTTTGACTTTAACAGCGCCATAGCCGAAGCCAGAAAAGAGCTAAGCGGCGTACTAAGAGATCCTAACAAAGTGTCTGATAGTGAAATAAGCGCAGCCAAAGCAAGAGCCAAAACAAAGCAAGAGCAAGCGTTTAAGCAAATGTCACGTTTAATTAAAGCGGCCCAAACAGGGGGCGCAAGCCGCAGGCAAGTAGTGCAAATACTCTTTTTAGCGGGGATTAGTAAGCGCAATGTTGGCTTTTTACTGCGTGAGCAAGTGCCGCCAGTAAATCTATCGGACCGCTCATTTGAAAGCGCAGTGAAGCGAGCGCAGTTAATAATGGATAATGAATCAGCAAGGGAGGTAAGAAGTCGATTTAACCGCATAATCAAAAATGATTAGCGGTTAGCTGAGAATAAAGGAGGCTACCTCCCTTTATTCTCAGTTATAGCAAACCATGCAATTGCGAGAAGTATAGTTCCAATTAAAGTAAAAGGGCTAAACAGAAGGGGCAGTCCAATTACGAAACAGAAATATATCAAAATGCCTTTTCTAGACTCCCTTCTTTTTCTTTTAAGCCAAGGTGGCTCCTCACGAATTTGAGCGTTAAGCCTATCCCAGTGGGCTCGCTCAGATTCTCCATCTAGTTTTTTTAGGGGCTCAAAGCTGTCATCATCTTTTGGCATAAATAATTCCTTTTAATAATAAAGCTAATTCAACTTTTTCCATTCGTCAACAAACCAATCAGGCTTAACCTGCTCTGGCTCACGGAAAAACAGGCTTAAAAATTCGTAAATATTAGAGCGTACAGGTTTGGTTTCGTATTGCTCTAACTCTTCAATCGCTTGATCTACAGGTAAATCACGTGTTTGCTTTGCTCGAGTAATAGCAAATTCAGCAACATCCAACAAGCCGCGCTCATCGAGATCTTGAAATAACTCTAAAACTTCTCGCTCCCTTGGTAAGCGCTCAACAGTCATAGGGGTAGCGTCTGCAAGAAAATTATTAGTATCACCCTTTAATAAAACGGTTAGCGCGCTATGGTTGGAGTGCCCATCACGAATATAAAACACAATTTCTGAGGCGCTGAAAAAGCCGTTAATAAATGCACATAGACGATCTTTATCACCATAAGTTGTGCCAGCACTGGCCAAGCGTGTGTTTTTTGTTTGGCACAAAGCAGGGATTACATGATGGTTAAGGTTTGATAGTAATATAGATAATCCGCCCAGTCTTTCTTGCATGGTGTGAACTTGATTTCCTAGAGCTTGGCGCTGATCTAGCGCTGTTTGCAACTTCTCCAACAGGTCGACATTCACAATTTCATTTTTATTCACTTCATCATCAAGCGACCTCTCAAGCCTTGATACTACCTCTGCATTCAAAGATCGCCCGTTAAGGTTAGATTTATTTTGAAGTTCTTCTTTCAAATGGCTAGGCATTCTCAGCCCAAATGGAGCTATATCTCTACTCATTATTATCTTCTTCCGAACAAATTATTACACAGTGTAGTTAAAAAAAGTTTGACAGTATAGTTTCACGGTGTAATATTTGGTGTAACTACTATGTAGTGTTACTTAAGCATAAATAAGTTTGGAGAGATAAAATGAAACAATACCAACCCATGTCATTCCGCTTTGAGCCGGAAATGCAAGCGTACATAACAGCAAAGGCAAAAGAAGAGGGGCGATCGCGTAACAAGCAAGTTGAAATGTGGCTTAAAAAAATTAAAGCCGACGATGAAGCTGCGCAACTTAGCCAAGAGGAGCAATAATATGTCACACCAATATGCACAAGTTAAATTCAGAGTCGTACCAGTCAATCACGAGTGGCTAAAAGAGCAGGCTAAAAAGAACCGCCGCTCACTTACAGCCGAGCTTAATTTTTTGCTTGATGAAAAAAGGAAAGCTGATGAGCAAGTTAAAACCGCGCAATAAAATGAAAGCCCCAACTGCTGTAACAGTTGAGGCTAGCAAAGAACTAACCAACCAAAGCATAGGAAAGGAGAGTCTTCATGGCTAATAATATACCAAATGAAGAGCAAAGCACACAACGAGTAAATAAAAGTGAATTACTCGTAAAAGCAAACATCATGACCAACAGTAGTTACGATGATTTTGATCGCCTGTTAACACAAACCAGATCGCTCGTAGATTTCATGATAGGTAACGACAACATGGAGGGGTTCTCCATGGAGCAAATTTCTAATTTATTGTGGCTTGTATCTGATCGCCTTGGCGATATGCAAGTTAAATTTGAATCAATGCCAATGAGGACTATCCAATGAACAGCATCGTTACCTTAAATGATACAAATTGCCCGATCACCACCTCACTGGCAATTGCTGAAGGTGTGGGCGGCACGCACAAGTCAGTTATTCAATTGATTCGGCAGAATGCCAGTGATTTTGAAGAGTTTGGCCCACTCGCATTTGAAATGCGGGTGGTGAAGCGTCCGCAGGGCGGGGGCTCAAAGGTTGAATATGCAATTCTTAACGAGCAGCAATCAGCCTTACTATTAACGTACTTTAGAAACAACGAAACGGTTAAAGCATTTAAAAAAGCACTGATCAAAGCATTCTTTGAAATGCGTGACGAACTAAACAAGCGCCAAGCGCCAGCGGAAAACTTATCGCGCATGGATATTTTGCAACTGGCCATGCAATCAGAAGAGGATCGTATTAGGCTTGAGCAAGAAAAGCTAAAGCTTGAGCATCAACTTGAAGAGGAAGCGCCGCGCGTAGCCTTTGCCAAGCAAGTTGAAGTCGCGCCTGATGCAATAAGTGTAGCGCAAGCCGCAAAGATTATTGGTACAGGCCAGCGGCGGTTATTTGCGTTCCTTCGTCAAATAGGCTGGATCACAAGACACAATGAGCCTTACCAAGCAAAAATTGAAGCAGGCTATCTTGATGTTAAGCTTGGAAGTTGGGAGCACCCAGAACACGGCCTTAAGCAATCAGTAACGGCATTGGTTACCGGTAAAGGGCTCGCCAAACTTCAAAAACTTTGGAGCGAGCGAGATCAAGAGCACGCAGCGTAGAAAACAAAAGCCCGCTTTATAGCGGGCTTTCTAATAGTAAACCTGAATTACATGGACTCTAGCTCTTTAACTTTGTTAATGGCAGCATCAAATTTTGATTTTTGCTCTGCATCCCATTTGAATGTGCTCAAGCCTGGCGCTGGAGCAGAAGCTACCACTTTGCCTTGAAGGAGTTGCTTAGATATTTCATCATGTACTGCACTAGTAGATAAAGGAAGCCCAACATCATTTGCGGCAGTATCAGCATTATATTCCATAAAATAACCCTCCGTTAGCATCGAATCAACGATGGTATTGTAATCATAATTTGGTGTGGCGATATTGTTGTCACCACTCTCAAAACATACGTATTTAACTATGTCACTTGTGCATAGGTCCAACTGAGCAGCTGTTCTAATAGCTTGATCAGAACACCTGTTCACATCCCAGCATTTAGCTGCATGTAAATTTCCAGATCCTGAAAACACAGAAATTATCTGATCAGTATCCTTACAAAACCACAAGTACTTATGTCCAGCATCGAATAAAACTTCATTATTCTTTTTATCTATTATTAATAAACTTATTGCTTCTCTACCTGCCTGGTCTTTTGTTTCCGGTAAATTATTAGTATCTAGACTATTGAACCACCAATACTTCCATTTAGCGATCAAGTGACCATCACCGGCTAAAATTAGCACTGCATTTTTTAGATCTGCTATTTTTTCAAATTTTGCTACGTCAGTATAAAAAAAATAAATTTTTCCATCAGAAAGCTTGGCTTTTGCAGACCATCTAGTATCAGAAGTTACGCGTTTGTTGTAAATATCGTAAATTGTTGTTGTCAT